GTAGTAGTTTGGTAAAAGAATATATATTAGCTAAGTTGAAATTTGAAGATTTAGAATAGAAAGTTAATTATATACTATGTTTAATTATTGCACACCAAAAAAACTACAAGATTTAAAATCTGAAACATTTCCTGATGGTAAAAGATATTATACTTTACCTGATGGTACAAAATTGCCTTCTGTTACCACCGTACTAGGCGCCCAAAAGAAACAGGCCATTATGGAATGGCGTAAGAGAGTTGGTGAAGAAGAGGCCAATCGTGTATCTAAGAAAGCGACCAGTCGTGGTACCAATGTACATACACTATGTGAGAGGTATTTGAATAATGATCCGTTGGGTGATATTATGCCTGATGCCAAAGAGATGTTTGTATCATTGAAGCCATTACTCAATCGTATTAACAACATTCATTACCAAGAGGCGGCCTTGTGGTCTACTAAATTGGAGATGGCAGGTCGTGTGGACTGTATTGGTGAGTTCGATGGTAAACTATCTGTAATTGATTTTAAAACATCTAAGAGAGTTAAATCGATTACTAGTATTGAAGATTACTTTTGGCAGACCTCAGCATATTCTTTGATGTATGAAGAACTAATTGGTGTACCTATTGATAATTTAGTAATCATTATGGCAGTAGAAGATGAACAACCATTATTATTTCAACAAAAAACGGAAGATCATATTCCAGGTTTAGTAAAGGCAATTAAGTTTTACAAGGAACAAAAATGAGTGAATTGAGCCATTTAAATATTGGTGTATTAAAAGATAAGTTTGATCTACAGGATTTTGTAGAAACTGGTTGTTATCTTGGTAATGGTATACAATGTGCAACTGATAATAATTTTACCAATTTATATTCTTGTGATATTAATCAAATTTATGTTACAGATTGTAAAACTAAATTCCCTAATGCCAATATTGTACATTCGGAGAGTTTGGCTTTTTTAAAACAATCACTACCAACACTTAACAACAGGACATTGTTTTGGTTAGATGCTCACTTTCCTGATTACTATGGTACTAATGATAAAACAGAAGAATTTAGAATACCATTGATTACTGAAATGGAACTAATCAAACAGTTGAAACCAGACTACACCAAAGATGTTTTCATTTGTGATGACATGAGAACCTTCCGATCACCTTTAAACTCAAGGTACAACGAAGGAGAGATAGAGGAACGGTTCTGTATTGATGTAGATTGGAATTATTTTACTAATATTTTTGGCGCCACACACCAGTATGAGTTGATTAATGCTTTGGATGGCGTTATGGTATTTTACCCTAAAGATTACAAGGAACAAAAATGAAAAACATACTAATTGCATTACTATTGGTTACTTCAACAACAGTATTTGCACAAAAACAAAAAGAAGGCGTAACATATAACGCCACCATCACCAGAGTGATCGATGGTGATACTGTAGCATTTCAAGCATTATGGTTACCCGACCCACTAAAGAAAGAATTGTCTATTCGTGTATTTGGTGTGGATACTCCAGAAAAAGGATTTAGAGCACAATGTCCTTCTGAAGATGCTCGTGGACAGGCCGCATCAGCATTTACCAAAAGTATGATTAATGGTGCCACTACTCGCCAAGTGGTGTTAATGGATTGGGACAAGTATGGTGGTCGTGTCCTAGGTGATGTATTGTTAGATGGTAAGTCGTTGCGTTCCATGTTGATCCAACAAGGATATGCACGGGAATACTATGGTGAAGCTAAGACCAGTTGGTGTAATTGAAATTTGGATAAATAATATTACTAGATAACACACAACCGTCTAGTAACACACATAAACACACATAGGAGTACAAGCATGACACCATTCGAGATCCGCCTCGAACTTTTAAAAATGGCCAGAGACCTTCTGGTTGATGATTTTAAAAGTCAAAAACAATCCCTCGTAGAAAACTGGCAACAACAAGTCGAATCGGCTAAGGTAGCAGGCACAGCCTCACCTGAATATCCAGTACTACCACAATTCCCAACTGAAGATGAAATTGTAACCAAAGCAGATACGCTTAATCAATTCGTTTCTCAGACACAACCGCAACCGCAACCTGAAATCAAAATAATAAAGAAAACTAATTCATAATTGTTGCATAAACAAGGAGATATGATGTTTAATTATAAAACATTAGTAATGATATTGGTCAGTTTGGTGACCCTCTATACGGCACCAACCATATCAGCAGAATATGTTAATACATTAGCCGAGAAAGAAGTAACGGCAGAATATAACAAACAAGTAGAATGTCTTGCAAAAAATATTTACTATGAATCCGGTAGTGAGAAATATGAAGGCAAGTTGGCTGTGGCACAGGTAACATTGAACCGTGTTAATAGTGGAAAGTTTCCATCTGACATATGTTCCGTTGTTTACCAAAAAACCACAGACCAAAATTTAAGAACCGTTTGCCAATTCTCATGGACCTGTATGGTCAAAGAGATGGTAAAAAAAGACAAGTATATGTGGGAAGAATCGGTAAATATTGCTAAAAGAGCATTGACAGAACCATTTGTACATGATACCATAGCACAATCAAATGCATTGTATTTCCATGCAGTTTATATAAAGCCTAATTGGAGTCAGACCAAGGTCGTTAAACAAATAGGGAATCATATATTTTATAGTAAGATTTAATATGCCAAGTCGTGAAGAAATTAAAAATTTTAGTATGTTGATTGAAGAGTTGGCAACCAGTAAACGAATAGGCCTAATGGATTCTATATGTCATCATTGTAAAGAATCCGGCCTTGAAGTTGAGGTTGCTGCCACTCTATTATCATCCGCTCTCAAAGCAAGAATCAAAGAAGAAGCACAAGAATTAAACCTATTGAAAAAAAGTTCTAAACTACCAATATGACAGAAAACACAGGCTTTGCATCATATGCCTTGTGGAATTCTTTGAAGTTACATTTTACATCATCGTCATACGATTACTTCAAATACCACGGCAAGACCAATGTATCAAAGCAATCATTTACCACTCGTAAAGACAAGTACCAATTCTCCAAGTTGTCCCGTAAATACAGTTTGGAAGAATTGAGGGACTTCTATGTGGCAAACTTTGTTAATGGTAATGGTGATTGGGTAGGTAACCTATTACAAGATGGTGATGAGAATTATACCAAGTGGCAAAAGATTCAACAAAGCTTGACTTATACCTTTGAGAATGATATAATATACTTGTTCGATAGCGTTGATGGTGCGGAGTTCTGGTCTATGGATGATTACTTCAAACCTGTTGATGGTGGTTGGCCGATGTTAATCACCAAACTAATGCACAATAAGATTACACTAGAAACGGTTTGTATATTGATTGATATTGTTGGTTGTATGCCTCGATGGGAAAAACAAATAACAGAAGATATTATTTGGCCAACACACCATAGAATTATTACAAAATATACTCCGTTTATAAAATACGATAAAGATAAGTTTTTACATATATTAAAGAAAAAGATTAAAGAATATGCCTGAAGTTAAAATTAGTAAAATATACTTGGACATGGATGGTGTGATTGCCGACTTTGATAACCGATATAAACAACTATACAAGATTTACCCAAGTGAAGCCGATACCTACAAGGTGTTCGACAGTTTCTTTGCACAGTTTATTGCTGACGAACAATTCGCCAAATTGGACTTATTGCCTGATGCTGTAGAATTGATTGAGTACCTAAAGACTTTATCAATACCTACCGAGATTCTATCATCAACATCATCCGAGAGGCGTGATGCTGATATTAGAAAGCAGAAATTGGAATGGTTGGATAAACATGGTATTACATTTCCTGTAAATCTAGTACCAGGTAAAAGATTCAAGAAAGATTATTCGAATTCAAGTGTACTATTGATTGATGATACATCCGTTAACATCGATCAATGGCGTAGAGAAGGTGGTATTGGTATACTTCATAGTGATACCGCCACCACACTCAATATATTGAAAATGTACATTTGACATTGGATAAATATTCTGATATAGTAGTTGATTATGAGCAGTACATTGAAAGTAGTTTATATTCCGTTAATACTCCGTTTATACGAAAGGTAGCACAATATGAGTTTTGCAAATCTAAAACGCCAATCTGGCAATCTCGATAAATTATCTAAAGCAATCGAGGCACTCTCCCAAACATCCGAAGGTGGTTCAGAGAAATCTGATAATTTCTGGCGTCCAGAAGTTGATAAAGCAGGTAACGGCATGGCTGTTATTCGTTTTCTCCCAGCATCCGAGAAAGATGGCGATGATGCATTACCTTGGGTTAAAATTCATTCTCATGGATTCCAAGGACCTGGTGGTTGGTTAATTGATAATTGTTTGACCACCAAGAACCAACAATGTCCTGTATGTGAACACAACTCTACATTATGGAATTCAGGCATTGAAGCCAACAAAGATGTAGTCCGTAAACAAAAGCGTAAATTGAATTACATCGCCAATGTGTATATCGTTTCTGATCCTAAACATCCAGAAAACGAAGGACAAGTGAAGTTGTTCCGTTTCGGTAAGAAAATCTTTGATAAGATTACTGAAGCAATGAATCCACAGTTTGAAGATGAAACACCAATCAATCCATTTGATTTATGGAAAGGTGCTAACTTTAAGTTGAAGATTCGTAAAGTGGAAGGTTATCAGAACTATGATAAGTCCGAGTTCGATACATCTGAACCTTTGTTGTCTGATGATGATGAGTTGGAAAAGATTTATAAGTCCGAATTCTCTCTTCAAGAATTAATTGGAGATAAGGAGTTCAAGTCTTATGATGAGTTGAAGAAACGCCTTGACAAAGTTCTCGGTCTCAATGGTGAAGCACCTAAGACAACCGTAGAACAAGTTAAAGCTAAGACCTTTGATGCACCTAAGGCTAAGGCAGAAGATTCACCCTTTAAAGATCATGCTGAAGAGGATGATCTAAGTTATTTCAGTAAGTTAGCTGAAGAAGATTAAACCTAAGACCCCTTGGTTTAAACCCACCGAAAGGTGGGTTTTTTATTGGTTAAACTACTCTGGTACTTTCGTAAATCATTTTTGCGAATGTTTCTTCTTGATTTCTTACTGGCGGTAGTGGACCTTTGGTACTAGTAGATGATAATGATTTACTAATTGCATTGTTATTAACTACCGATTCACCTTCAGATAATTTTTCTTGTACTTTTGCATTTAAATTCTCACCTTGTACCTGATTCAATTGTTGACCAGTATTTGGAGAAGAAGTGCCTTGTGCCATTGCAGTTGGCGCAGGTGAAGATTCAGATCCAGTAGGTGATGCAGTTGGTGCAGATGGTGTACTTGCTGGTGTGGATGATGTTCCAGATTCCGGTTTTGGTGCAGGAGTATTTGTTGTTCTATCTTGGATTGGTGTTGTTAAGTCCATAATTTGTTCAGGACTATAACCTTTAGATGCCAAAAACTCAGGTACTTTATTTCCAAAATATTTTGTTTTCCATGGTGCATCTTTTAATGCAGCATTTAAACTATCTCGTCTGGCTAATTCGGCTTTCTTTTCTTCTTCAGTTAAGTCCTCAAAAGCTTTGTTTGCATCCAATTGCTGAGTTGCACCACCGGAAGCATCCATTGCACCCGAAACTTTACTTGCAGTTTCATGTGATTCATCGCTAGCTTGTGACATTGCATAAAATAATGCACCTAAACTGGCCGCAATCAAAATAGGTCCACCAACGGGACCAACGAAGAATTTACCAATAGTACTGAGTAAGCTTATTGCTGATTTTGCGCCACCAAATGCATCTAAAATATCACCAAGAATACCTCCTGGATTGAATTCATCTTCTTTCTTTTTGACTACTGATGCTTTACCTGCATATGGTTTACCGGTAATGGCTTCCATCAATTCTTTGTGCCTTCTCAGCCGTTCCATTTCTTTTTCTTCTTTGAATTTATCTTGATCATCACGCATCTTTGCATTATCTTCATTTGTCTTTTGCATCAATGAATAAATTTTCATTAACATATCAACCATTTCATTACCAGCTTCCAGTTTACCTATTTTGGTAGAGGTCTTTTTACCGGTAAAATGTTCCATATCCTTTTGACTTCTACCAGACAATTTACCAACAACGGCTGCACCTAGTTTACCACCAAAAAACTTACCAATGTTCATAGGATCAAATTTTTCTTTGATGCCAGTCATTCTTGCTTTAGAACCCTCACTTAATGTGGATTTAATGGATGAACCAATGCCTTGACCTTCAGTCAATTTATCGGCCATTCTAGAACCGAATGATTGTCCTCTAATTTTTTTAGCGTCTTGGTAATCCATCTATTAACCTTTTTTCTTTAAATGTGCAGGTCTATCATCAACAGTTTCAGTTGATTGTTTGGTTTCTTTATTCTCGGCCGAAACGGTAGTATTGTTGGTAGTAGTTTGTTTTGGTTTATCTTTATTTAAGCTTTCTTTTAAATCTTTATTCTCTTTAGATGCTTGGTCTAGTTTGGAACCAGTTGAAACATTTCCATCAAGTGCAGCAGAATATTCATCCACTTTTGAAAGTATTTTTGCACCAACACCCACATCCAAATTTAATTTTGCTCCACCAATTGCTTGTGTAACTGCTCTATTGGCTGTCTGTTGGTCAGTAAAATCATTTATTTTATTACCAACACCTTTTTTAACAAATGCGGCCACAATTGTAGCATCAATATCTGGTTGATTAACCAAGTCCGGATTACCAACCAAATCTTTTTTTACAACATCACTATAAGCTTTATAATTATTTTTACCTGTCAATTGTATGGAACCACGGCCACGATATTTAAAACCATCACCTTCTTGTGTGTTACCCATACTTTGGCCAATTTTGGTATCTTTACCATAAACCATTTCACCAAATTTATACGGATCTTTTTTAATTTCATTTAATTCAGCATCAGAATATTTTTGTGTTCTGCTGGTAAAAACTTCTCGTATTCTTTCATTCGAAGTGTTTCCATATGCGGCAAGATTTTCATCACGGGGTTTAAAACCTGTTTCTTTACCCACATTAGCAATAACTGCTTTTTGAGCATATGCATTAGTAATTCCAGCTGCAACCAAACCAGTAGTAATGACTCCAATTACACCAGCACCAGATGCAACCGTACCTGCAATACCTTTGCCAGCTGTAACAGGGGCTCTTGGTGCTGAAGGTGTTGGAGCTTTTTCTGCTGATGGTTTTGCTGTAGGAGGTTTAGGTGCTTCTTTAGGTGGAACCTTTTCAGGAGCTTTAGGTGCTTCTTTAGGAGTTGGTGCCTTTTCAACCTTTGGTTTTTTCTCAGTAGGCTTTGGTGCTTCTTCTTTTTTAGAAGGTTTCTTAGGTTCTGGCTTAGGTTCTTCTTTTGTAGGCTTTTCTTTTTTTGGTTTTTCTTTTTTTCTTCTAGCCGTAAGAGCTTTAACCAATTCTTGGTTTCTAAGTTCTTCTTCAGAATCTTTTTCTTCTATTGAACCCTTTTCTTCTTCTCTTCTAAGTTTTTCATCATCCAAATTTCTTAACATTAAACGATAAATCAAACCAAGAGCATCTACAGCCATACTATCTGCTTGAGAATCTAATTGACCTGGGGTTTTGTTTTTACCTGGACCTCTTGTTTTCTTGTCGGTAAAGAATTTCATGTCCTCTTTTGACCGACCCATCATTTTACCATATAAAGCAGGACCTAGTTTACTACCAAAGGTCATGGTTTTAACAATGTTCATAGGATCAAAGGTTTCTTTGATACCAGTCATTCGTGCTTTGGTTTTTTCTGAGAGTGTTTCACGCAGGGAAGAACCGATCCCTTTGCCGCCAGTTAATTTGTCGGTCATAAGGTCGGAAAAGGATTTATTCCTTAAATCTTTGGCCTTTTGGTAGTCCATCTACTATCTCTTCTGTCTTTCTCGTATCTTTTGGTTTTCTTCTTCAATATACTGAATCAACATAGCGATGTAAATATCTCTTTCCCAAGGTATCATGCTTTCAAGTTCGGTTAAACTGTACTTATGGTGTTGCATTAACGAAAAATTCGTTTTATAATAATTACTCAGATTGTCATGACGAAATGTTAACCGAAAAAACTTTCTAACCCTTCCACCTGTATCGTGTGGTCAAAACCACACTTACTACATTTGATGTTAATGGTCTCTTGTAACTTTGGTAAGTTCTGTATAAACTTTTCTACTTTGGAGAATTGTTCTTGGTTCATGCCTTCAACAAAGGTCATCATCTCACCAGGTTCTGCCTCATGGCCATAATAGAATTGTTCTTCATTGATATCATAGATGTACTCAATACATTCAGCAATCATATTAAAGGTAACATCGTTAATGCTTTCATACTTCAATGAATCTTTAACAATACCAAACTCCGGATATTTCATTTTGATGGTAAGATTGGGAGTCAATTGAATTTCTGGTTCTGATGGATCATCTTGAACGACTTTGATCTTTGTTAGGTCAATATCTTTTTCCATGATGTTACCACACTCTTTATCGTCAACCTCATTGTTACAACGGTATCGACTTTCGACAATCTCACCAACAGACTTGGCTCTCAAATTAATAAAATAAAACTCAATATCAATAATAGGTAACTTATCAATATCAAGGTTTTCTGTCAAAGTACAGTTATTAAGAATATCTCTTACATTTTGTTGTATGGTCGTAGAATCTGTTGATTCCATGGCCATTAACAGATTCTTCTGCTCTTTAACCAGAAAAGGTCTGTATTTAATTCTTTTCTTTGAAACCGGCAATTCAAGTTCATATGTCGGCACATCAATCTTTGGTAAAGCCATAATTATCTCCTATTATAAAAAATTAATAAATTCCTTCACCACTATCATTAACTTGTAAATTCAATTCTCGATTAAATTCAGTACGATCTTCAACACTTAAACCTGAACTATCCGTACCTAAAGAACCTGAACCGATACCAGCATTAGGACCAAATAAATCAGCACCAGCAATCGCATCAGCCAAGCCATTAATACCGTAATCGAGCAATTGCATTCCAACATCCTGTAGAGAATTGTTTTGCCAGTTAGTATAAGCAAAGGTTATAACCAACTTATGGATGCCTTCATTACTCCAGTCCAATTCCATTTGATTCATTGCAATTGGATAAGCATCATATAAATTAACAGAATAACTTAATTCATTTTGTACATCATATTGATTGATAGTAATAGCCGTTGTATAATCACTCTTATATCTCATATTAAAATTATAAACAGGACTAATATAATTCATCCAACCATCAAACAATAATTTTTGACGCATATCATCGTCAACGAGAAATGTTAAATCAATATCTTGATAGGTTGTCATGTATGGAAATTTTTCTACAGGTGCAGATCCAAACTTTTGTTCAGTTGTGGCAAATGTTTTACCTGGCAAATTAGCACTCTCACAACGAAACTTTAATGTTCGTGTGGATTTAAAATAGGGTAGAAGAACCAAAGGAATAGGAACAAAAACATCGAACCTATTGGCTCGAGCAATGTCTTTGGTGAAACTTGATTTAAATTCGCTAATATTACCAGCCATTATTGTTTCCTTATTTCTTCTATGGATTCTTTCCATACTTTGTCGGTTCTGGCACCCTTAAATTGCTGTATAGGTAAGAAAGATGCCACTTCCCACTCATTTGGCTGAATGGTAAGTAATTTTGATCTCATATGGTTATAGAGATACTTTTTAAGACACGGCCTAAACTCACGGAAGCGCTTGGATGCAGTCAAAATGTCATAAGTAACTCTCAACCTTTGGACTTCATCTTCTTTGTTTAGGACTGCGTATTGCAATAGTTTGTTTAAAAATGCCACTCTGTAACGGTATGGTAAGTAATGTAGGTTTAAACCTAGAAAACCATCAGCATACTTGTCCAATACCAAAATCAATGGAAATCTATCATAATATGGTAAATCATCTTTGGTCTTAGGATCATAGTAAAAACAGTACAATCTACCCAACTTAATATTGGTAGTATGTCTGGACTTATCAGAAAGCAATTCCCTACCTATTTGTGAAGGATTACGAATATCTCTAATCTTATCTAAAATCCAAGTTACAGATTGTTTACTCAATATATCGGCATTGAGTTTTGAGTGTTCTTCAGCAAGTTTGGATAATTTAGAGGTAAGCATTCAATTATTTAGTTGAGGCCTAGGTGATCTTCTGTGAGTATTTTGAACTCCCAACCTCGGTCTAAACAATATTCTTCAGCTGCCTTCCATTTGGACTGGTTGACACCCCATGTAACCACCTCATTGATGTATTGTTTGGTTTTTCTTTTTTGTGGTTCTGGTGGTCTTGTCTGTTTTTTAGGTTTGACCTCAAGCATCATCGTTTTGGTGGTACCTTCTCTGGTTTTAACTTTAACTAGAAAGTCCGGAAAGTACCTATGGTAACGATTATCAACGGGTGAGATGTATGGAATGATTACTTCTTCTGAAGCCCAAGATATGATATTGTCGTTTAGGTCGAGCCAAGACATCACCTTACACTCCCATGTGGAGCGGTAGATGATGTTATTTGAGTCCCCTATGTACTTTTTGGGGTTTCTTGGTCTGAATTGTCCTGTATAAGCCATATAAATATGTATAATCAATCAAATTAAAGAAAAGTCATGGCAATCATTTCTATTCCATCCAGTATCGGCGGTCTAGCTATTCCAGGTTTAACAAATATACCTGGTGGTCCACTAGGCGTATTATTTGGAAACTCAAATCAATTGGCCATTCACCAATATCCTAGAGATTTAGGTTCTGCAACTAAAGGTCACTCCATTAAATTTGAAATTAATGAAATAGAACCGGTTAATTACGATGTTCAAGGTGGTATTACTGACCTTGGTAATCTCTTTAAAGGTGGCAGCGGAGCAGTTTTAGACACATTAGGAACATTTGCGTCAAATTTTTCAAATTTTCTTGGTGACACAGCTGAAAATGGTGTATCTGAATCTTTTAATGTATTATTGAATAAAAGAAAAAAGAGAATTGCAGCTACAGTCGCTTTATATATGCCAGAAACGGTTGCTTTTCAATATAATTCATCATATGGAAAAACTAGTTTAGTTAATGCATTAATAAAAGGAACTAGTTTAGTGCCTAAAGTTGGTAGTTCAGTTGCTTCATTAGCTTCAAATGTTTTAAATTCAGACCTAACAAAATTAACTTTGGCAACACAAGGACTGGCATTAAATCCACAAGATCAAGTATTGTTTGATGGTATAGATTTCAGAACATTTCAATTAGCTTTTACTTTTACGCCATATTCAAGAGAAGAAGCTCTTGAAGTTCGAAATATTATTAAACTATTCAGGCAATATGCAGCACCAAGACTTCAAAAAGGTAGTGGTGGAATGTTTTTTATTCCTCCAGGAACATTTGATTTAAAATTTTTGTTTAATGGAAAAGTAAACAGAAATATTACTCAAGTAGGAGAATGTGTTATAGAAAGTATTGATGTCAATTATGCTCCTAATGGATGGTCAACACATTCTGATGGCGCTCCAGTACAAACAACATTAACAATGTCATTTAAAGAAATACAATTGGTTGACAGAACAAAAATTGAAAAAGGTTATTAATAAATGCAATACTTCAATACACTACCAAAAGTTATTTACACAACAAATGGCGTTTCAAACATCTACACTAATTTGATGAGTAGGGTGAGTGTTGTCCCTAGTTTTCTTAAAAACCCTGCCATATATTACCAATATGATATACATGAAACTGATACACCGGAAATTATTGCTGCTAAGTATTATGGTGATTCTTATAGATATTGGATTATATTGTTTATTAATCAGTTGTCTGATCCACAATGGGATTGGCCATTGCATCCTAAAGCATTTGAAGATTATGTAACACAAAAATATTCTGATGTGAACCCACGGGCTATTGTACATCACTATGAGAAAACCATAACACAGTCCAATAGAACATATTTGGTTGATACCGTCAATACATTTACTTTAGGTTCAATTGAATATTCACAAACTGACACACAATCTTATACAAAATATGTTGGTAATGAAGAAATTCTTTTTAAAATAACAAAAGAAGTTGTATCTCTATATGAATATGAACAACGATTAAATGAATCAAAAAGAACAATCAATATTTTAAATAGCACTTATGTTGATGAATTTGAGAAACAATTTAAAAAACTAATGGCTTAATATTTTATGTTAGAAAATCTTTTTGCACCTGGCCAAGAATCTTCTGGTGTTTATTATCCTCAAGATTATTCATTAAACACTTTAAATTTTGTAACTGCGGCCAGCAAAAAATTTGAAATTAAACGGTTGGTTCAAGAATTTTCATATCATGAAGATATATACACTTTTGTTGTTTCTGGTTATGTAACATTAACTGACGCACAAGGTTTTGTAGAATTGTTTCAATTAACTGGTAATGAATATTTGGAAGTAAATTTTGGTAAAACAAAAGATGGTCCAAATAACATTAATAGAACATTTAGAGTATATAAATTGGCTCCTAGAGTTCCAACTGGTAACATGAATACCGAACAATATACGTTATATTTTTGTTCCGAAGAATTGCTTTTGTCTGAACAAATTAAGGTGTCTTATTCTTACAAAGGCACAAAAATATCCGATAATGTTCGTGATATATTAACAGAAAAATTAAAAGTGCCATACGATAAAATTGAAACAATTGAAGAAACAACTGGTATTACCAATTTGGTGATGCCTAGAGTAAAGCCTTTTGAAGCAATCAGTTGGTTGTCAAATTATGCAAGACCACAATCAACGGGTACTGTTGGTGCCGATATGTTATTCTTCGAAACTAAAAATGGTTTTAATTTTAGATCATTACAATCAATGTATAAAAGTAATGTGTATGCAACTTATAGATATGATGCAAAAAATATTGATGATAAAATTCAAAGTCTACAAGATAAAACAACATCAATTTTAAAGTATGAAATTGTTAAAACATATGATATAGTAAACGAGATCAACTCAGGAACTTTATCCAATAAATTAATATCATTGGATCCTATAACAAGAACTTTTCAAGTTACTAATTTTAATTATAGTAAGTACAAAGATCAATCTAGTTCTTTGAATCCAGGAGATGTTACCAATAAATTAAAAAATAGATTTGGTAAAACGGAAACTGAAAGTTATGAAGGTACTTTAAAGATGGTTGTTGGTAATGCAAACCAACAGAATAACGAATATATTAAAAATACAGATGTTGATGTTAAAGATGTTTTTATGGAGAATAATGTTCCAAATAGAACGGCACAATTAGCTTTAGCTAACTATACTGTTATCAAGGCTTCTATTCCTGGTGATCCTGGTATTACAGCGGGTAGAACAGTACAGTTTGACATTTATTCTTTAAAGCCATCCTCTAATATAAGAGAGCTGGACAAATTTTATTCTGGTAAATATTTGGTAACGGCAGTTAGGCATGTTATTGTGGCACCAAGTACTTATCAAACAATTTTGGAATTGGCCAAAGATAGTTCAACAACAAGTTATGTTAAGCGTGATAGTGATAGTGCCGAAGCAAAAGAGTTTTCTGGTTTTACTGATGCATTGAATAGTGTTAATAAATTTATAGGTATGTTTAGATGAAAAACTTTTTAGGTAAAGATGGATTCAACTGGTGGGTCGGTGAAGTGGAAACTAGAATTGATCCACTAGGACTAGGTCGTTGTCAAATTCGTATTTTTGGTTGGCACTCAGAAAATAAAGAATCAATTCCTACAGAAGATTTGCCTTGGGCTCTTCCAATGTATCCAATAAATAATTCAAAGTCTTTTCAAGTTCCTAGAATAGGAGATTGGATTGTTGGTTTCTTTATGGATGGTGAATCGGGTCAATTTCCAATTATGATGGGTGTTTTACCTGGAATTAAAAAAGTGCCAGCAGATTCATCGTTGGCAACAAACAGATATGATGAGGAGGGTAATATAAAATGAGTCAAAATTTATTAGATTTGCACATGATGGCTGCAGAATCTCAAATTCACCATGCACATCTTGCTGGCGGATTAATTACAGATAAAGAATATAAAGAAAAAATTGAATTGTTAAAATCACATTGTGATATTATAACAGAACCACATCATTGTGATAGAGATTGTCATTATCGTGAAATATTGGATGGTGCAATTCGATTAGCTGATACTATTAAGGATTAAAAATGGCTTTAGATACAACTCCAGCAGACCCACCAGTTTTAGGTACAGAAGGTACTGTAACTCCAGTAAACTCTGGTGATACAACACAAGTTAATGCTCCAACCACACCATCAACGGCCAGAGGCATTGTTAAAAATACCACTTTAAACCAAATGAACAACAGTTTGGCTCACATGTGTGATTTCTCACAAGACATTAAGAAAAGTGTAACTCTTAAAAAATACATTAAAGCAATTGCACAAGCAGTTCGAAAAGGTATTCGTGCCGTTAAAAGACTTTTGGGTCTAGGCGATGGTGGTGGAGTAATATCAACAATTATTCAAAAATTAAAAGCTATTGCTTCAGAAATAAGAATGTTTATTAAAGAGTATATTACACCTATTCAAAAATTTATGAAAGATGTTGTTGGTTATATCAAATGGGCAACAGCAACAGTTCAATGGATTTTAAGTTTACCTGCTAAATTTGTTACATTGTTGGCTGGTTGTTTAAAAAAAGTTATAGCAGCAATAGCTTCAGTTTTTAAAGATGCTTTAGCTGAAGCAGCCGCAGAAGATGCAGCCGAAAATCCAACCTTAGATGAACCGGGTATGAAAGAATTGATTGCTCAAGCAAAAGACACATTAAAAGCTGGTGGTGAATTAGTTTCTTCGGTAGTAAAAACTGTTGGTACCGTTGCAGCTACCGCAACATTAGCAACAACTGCATTAAGTTCGGCTGCTGCAAGTGTTCCTGGTGCTTCCACTTTAACAACTTCTCAAAAAACTATTACAGCAACACCAACAAGTTTAACGGATCTCAATAGTGCAAGTCAATCCGTATCGTTGGTGCAAGCATCAAATCCAACAACCGCTCAAGTAGCAGCTGGTTTTACATCCGCAACAACTAAACCTAATCCTAAACAAACAGTATAATTATGGCCTTATCTGAACCATTCAAACTACCTGATCCTCCCACAAAAGGAACATTTACTGAGCCTCCTTCAAGTGCGACAGAAGAAAATCCACCGGAATATCCGTATAATAATGTACAACAAACGGAATCTGGCCATTCAATTGAAATGGATGATACTCCTAATCAAGAGAGAATTCGTATTCAACATGGTAAAAAACCAAGTTTTATTGAAATGCAGGCAACTGGTGATGTTGTACACAAGATAGTTGGTGATGGATATGAAATTATTGCCGGTAACAAAAATGTAATCATTTCTGGTTTTTGTAATATTACTATTAATGGTGATTGTAATATGCATGTTCTTGGCAGTAAAAATGAAAAGATTGATGGCGATTACAATTGTATTGTAGTTGGAGAATATAATCTTCGTAGCGGTAAAGAAGTATCAATTTCAAGTGATGATGATATCTCAATTGCAGCCAATGAAAATTTTGGCGGTTCAATACGGTTATCTGCGGCAGATAATGTTTATGTAAATGCAGATTTGGATGTGGGTGGTTCAATCACTTGTGATACACTTACTGCGGAATCCCGTGTTAATGCGGGTATGGGAGTAGCTGCTGGACCGTACGGATTCACTTCAGCGTTGGGTGGTTTATCTTTGGGTATACCTTCACCAGCAACACCTTTGGCAACTCCTGGTTGTATCCATACAGTAGGAACAATTAACTCTCTTGTATCAGTTAATGCACCGGTTGCTAATTTTCCTGTTATGGCTTCAATAGGATATATGAGCGCTCTTTGGATGACCGATACAGTAAATACAAAAATGTATAACATTCATACACATATTGGTAACAGAGGATTCCCAACAAGTGGTCCTTTAACACCAATGATTTAAGGAATATATTATGGCACAAGTTAGCGATGCAACTGGATTATATGCAACATTAGGATACAATTTTGACGATCCGAATGGAGCCGTAGCTACATTGTCGGCTGAAACACAACAAACAATGTCAAATTTACCACCAGTAATAACTGCTTGGCAAGCACAAGACATAAAAAATAGTGATGTCGGTGGATACTTTCAAAATCCTGTTGCAACATCGGTAAATAGTATCATTACATTGTCTAGTCAAATTAGAGTTTTGGCGAATTCAACAACTGCCAATGATACCACATATACGGGTTCTGTTGACTTTGGTCCTATGATTACTGCGGCTGATACTTTAAATAGTACAGCACAATCATTTCTGGTACACACCAATAAAGTTTCAGGAGTAACATCTATAAACGGTCAAACTGACATTGAAACCAATCCTTATTATCAAACCGCTGTAAATTATGGCAAACAAGCGGTTCATTTAACAAACCAAACAGATGGAGTAGTAAATAATTCTCCTATTATGGGTTGTATGACCAGTATTCTGGTTGGTCCTCAAATTAGTGCCAATGCCAGTACACTTTCAGCAGATTATGTTATATTGACCAATGGTATCAATGCAAGTAACATTACAATTGGTCAAGCCAGTCTAATTACGGCACATTTAACTAGTACCAATTCATTTTTATCTGGTCGGAAATCAAATGATGTAACTTTTTTCGGTAGAGTAAAGAGTTTGGTTGATAATTATAATACCACCAAGCCCCTGACCTCAATGGGTGAGACCGAATCGTATTTGTGTAATAATTTGATTGGAACCACAAAACTAATATCAAGAATCAATTCCTAAAACCATCATAAATAACACATGGCAACCTTAACAAAAATCTACTCGGACATCGATTTTACTTTTACCAAGAAGCCGGTAACAGGTGATATCGCTTTGGGTTATGATTCTCAAGCGGTAATCCGTTCAATCCGCAACCTATTACTGACAAAACGATATGAGAGACCGTTTAATCCAAATTTAGGTTCAAATATAGACGCATTGTTATTTGAAATGGTATCACCGGTCACGGCATCCTCATTGGAGTCGGAAATAAGAAATGTTATAGACAACTACGAACCAAGAGCACAGGTGAGTGATTTGATTGTAAAATCTAATCCAGACGGAAATGCATATAATGTTACAATAACTTTTTATATTGAAAATGCCACTCAACCAACAACTGTAACCCTTCTTTTAGAGAGAAATAGATAAAATGGCAGGCGCTAATACTAATGTCCAAATGACAGATTTGGACTTTAATTCGATCAAGAACAATCTAAAAACATTTTTACAGTCGCAAGATACACTAAAGGACTATAATTATGAAGGTTCTGCTTTATCCACATTATTGGATGTTCTCTCTTTCAATACTCAATACAATGCCTATTATTTAAATATGGTGGCCAATGAGATGTTTTTGGATTCTGCCATTCAAAGAGCATCGGTTGTTTCTCACGCAAAAACATTAGACTATACACCAAGATCATATACTGCACCAACTGCAACAATTAATCTTAACATCAATTCTGTTACCGCAAATTCTTTGACACTACCTAAATTTACCAGTTTTATGTCGGAGTCAATTGATGGTGTAAACTATAATTTTGTTACTACTGACCAAAAAACTGTAACTGTTGTAACTAATACAGCAACATATAATAATTTAGTTTTAAAACAAGGTATTCCAACAAGTTTAACATTTCAGGTTAATCTAACAACAAACCCAGCCACAATGTTTGAAATACCAGAAGTTTTGGTGGATATTTCAACTCTTGATGTTGTGGTTCAAGAATCGTTTTCGAATACATCAACTACAACTTATACACAGGCAATCGATTATCTTTCTTTAGATGGCACTTCAACTGTATATTTTCTACAAGAAAACACCAAAGGTTCTTATGAGTTATATTTTGGTGACGGTGTGATTGGTAAAAAATTAACAGAAGGTAATATTGTAAGACTTTCTTATTTGATTACTCAAGGTAGTGCCGCAGCAGGTGCCAATAATTTTGTATTAATGGATCCAATTAGTGGTTATTCAAATCACACACTATTTCCAATTTCAGCGGCATCTCAAGGTTCAGACAGAGAATCTATTGAATCAATTAAGTTTCAAGCACCAAAACATTATGCTGCACAAAAACGTGCAGTTACTAAAGAAGATTATATTACAATTATTCAAAGAAACAAATTTAACATACCAGTACAATCAGTAAGTATTTGGGGTGGAGAAGAGAACGATCCACCAAAATATGGTGCTATCTATGCGGCTATTAAACCAACCGGTGATTACTATCTAACAGATTATCAAAAACAAGTATTGATTGATGATGTTATTAAACCTATCTCCGTAATGACAGTAACACCAGAAATTATTGATCCTGATTATGTTTATTTGACATTAACTTCTGAAATTTTGTATGATGTTAAAAAGACCACGTTAACCGCAGCACAAATTGAGGCTGTAGTTAAACAAGGTGTTATTCAATTTACTAATGCAAATTTAAATACATTTAACTCAACTTTTGTTATTGGAGATTTAATTGCATATATTAAAACATTAAATACTGCCATTGTTGGTGTTGACTTTGATGTATTCTTACAAAAACGAATTATTCCAAGTTTAAATAAGAGTTTGGATTACACAATTAAGTTTTCAAATACTATTGAACAAACATTAGGTGCAAAACAAGTTCAAATTATTCCTTCTTTTTCACAATATGATTCTGATGGAACATTAATTGAAAATATTTACTTTGAAGAATCTTTAGATTTTCCAGGTACTTTAAAAACTTACTACTATTTGAACGGAGTTAAGTATATATTACATAACTCAAATGAGAGTGATAATGCCGGAACAATTGATTATATTAACGGCACCATTACATTAAATAATTTTGTACCAAACTCAATTAATGCTACTGATGGCGTTTTGAGAATTAATGCTACTGCGGCTAGTAGAATTGTTTCCACAGCATACAATAGAATTTTAACTTTGGATGAATTTGATCCCGTTGCAATTACTGTAAACGTCACATCAAAGTAATTAAATGTCAGATAGAACAATAGCCCTAAACCCAATTGCATTACCGGAGAAGTCTTATACAAATAAGACCTCTATATTAATTCCTTCTCAGTTACCAGAATTTGTTCGTGATGATATCAATTATGAAACTTTTGTATCATTCCTTAAAGCTTATTATGAGTGGATGGAACAAGAGAATGGTGTAAACTTTAATGTTAAAGGCATTCCACAATTTACAGATATTGATACAAGTTTAGATGGTTTTGTAGAACAATTTAAAAAACAATATCTTGCTTTCTTTCCTACTGGTTCGGCTGTAGATGAAAGAAAAATAATTAAAATGATTAGGCAGATGTATCAAACTAAAGGTACGCCAGCCTCTTTTGAATTTCTATTTCGGGTATTATACAATTCAGATGTAAACCTATACAACACCAAAGATTTTATTTTCCGTGCTTCTGATGGTAAGTGGATTGCTACTAGGTCTTTAAAATTAGCCACTACCGACCAATTTTGGTTGAGAACAAAAAATTACAAATTATTTGGTGAAACATCTAAAGCTTATGCAACCATTGAAAATATATTCATTGATGGTAATAATGTAAGATTGGTTTTATCCAGAATTCAAGGCAACTTTGCCGCTGGAGAAATTGTTAAAACCGTAGATGTACACGGTAGAGATTATAAAGTTGATGATGTTCTTCCTAGATCCCGTATCGTTGGTCTGTTGTCATCGGTAACTATTGATAAAATAAACCATGGTAGTGGATATAGTGTTGGTGATCCTGTTGTTTTTTATGGTGGTTTGGACACCACCGTAGATAATCCGGTCGGCGCAGAAGCTTTTATTTCAAGTGTTACTAGTGCTTCTATTAAAGGTGTCACCGCAGCATATCCTGGTCATGGATATAGAAAAGGTGCCTTTACAGAAATTAATTTAACTGGTGCTGGTGAAAATGCAAGGTCAATTGTAACCAAATTAAATGATGATGAGTATAACATTTTTTATGTGCCTAATGATACTATCGGACCTAAGGCAAATATTTTCTTAGGCAATACAGCATTTAGTTCTGGTGCCAATCCTGCTGGAAATAGCATATACTATTTTGCAAATTTAATTAATGCAAATGCTAATACAACATTGGCCGAAGCTCTATCTTTTCCAATTCTAAAAACTTACGGTATTGATTCTGTTGAAGTTGTAAGTGTGGGAACAGGTTATGATGGTTCTACTATTGCTAATGCAATTGCTTATTATACAAAAGATAGTGGCGAAAGAACACCATTGCCAAACTTAGGTATTTTACCTCCACCCGTTATTGTGTCTAGTGGTAGAAACTATAACGTAGGGGATACAATTGATTTTACTGGTGGTTCAGGTTATGGTGCTTGGGCTGTTGTAACAGCTGTTTCAAATCAAACCGCAGGAATTACTGAGGTAATTTATGTTTCTGATCCTAATGGCCAGAAAAAATATCCTTTGGGTGGTATGGGTTATCAAATCATGTTGCCTGACATAGTTATTAATAGTTCAACAGGTTCCGGTGCAGTGTTACAATTCCCTGGTTTAGTAGGTAATGATGCAGCTTTTAATGTTACAGGTTCACCTTACGGACAAATTTTAGAAATATCTTTAAGTAATCCTGGTGAAAATTATGTTTCTACACCGAATGTTTCATTGCGTATTGAAGATATATTAGTAGCTTCTTCAAATGTTACTCCAATTAGAGGAGATAGATTATATCAAGGTACCTACAGTAATCCTACTTATCAATCAACCATTGATGCAGCATTTGGTTACTCAGCAAACACAATTCAATTAAGAACCTATGAATACAATGGTGTAATGAATGCCAATACAACATTATCATTGGTTAGAGGTTCGAATACAATTTCTACAAGTGTAACACTTAGAGATTTCACCAATGAAAAATATACTAATGGTAGAAAAATCTATGGTAATGGTATTGCTAAAGCCAAAGCATCATTCACAAATGGTATTACATTAGGTTCTGGTTTATATTCTAACGAAGATGGTCATCCTTCTGCTTACTCCGTATTTGAAAATGAAATATATAACGAATACACATATTTGTTACAAGTAGAAGAAGCATTATCTAAATATAAATCTTCTGTGTTTGGATTTTTACATCCATTAGGTTTAAATTATAATACCTACAATATTCTCAAAAATGAAGAATCTTTTAATTATTCTATGCAAACAGAGAGTCTTAACCTTTACGCATTAAAAGATTTAATTGACACAACAAATTATTTGGCAACTATTTCTAATAATACAGTTAGTTTCACAAACATTGGTAGTACGGATCTTACTGGTGTAGTTTCAGCAGATTCTTACATTACAATTTCTACAAAGAATGGTGATCCGTTTACTTCTAAAATTATATCGGTATCTCAAAACACAATTACGATGGACGATAGTTGTACAACCACAGTACCTAATGTTGCTAATGCTACAGTAACCGCTGGATCAGACATCATAAATATCAGTAGATTGACAAAAGCATGGAATATTGCAACAGGTAATGGTGCCACATATTTTAGTGATTTTATGCACACATATGATTTTGTTTCTTTTGATGGTACAAATTACAAATTAATAACTCATGTGGACCAACCAGTAACAGTTAATGGTACTCTTTTCCCTCCAGCAACTATAAGAGTTAATAGTGTGTATAGTACAGCACAATCTGGATACCTAAGTTTTAGACAGAATACCAATTCAAGTAATGTTTGGATAAGTTCAATTAACCTTGTAAATTAAAATAAATAAGACACTATGACAAATATCGTTAAAGGACTATTGACCAACTACGGTTCAACCTCTCAGGTTGAATTGAGTTATTATTTTGTTGTTTCTGGTAATGGTTATGTTCCAAAACATGAGACCAGTTCATATTTCTTTATTGGAAGAGTACAGCCTTGGGATGACGAAAACAATCCACAAACTCCTTCACAATCACAGATTGCTGTCAAAACAACATTCAAGAACATGATTGCAGCAAAATTGTTGACCTCGTCCAATATGTCACCGGTTGTACGAAGAATTGATTGGGAATCTGGAACAGTATATGATGAATACAAAGATACTGTAGATATGTTTGCCAGAGATGCCCTTGGTAATTTAACTCATACTTTCTATGTTCGAAATCGTTTTGATCAAATTTTTAAATGTTTGTATAATAAAGGTGGTTTGGCATCAACGGTAGAACCAATTCTACAAGCAGGTACAACAGAACCGTCACAAACATTATATTTGGCCGATGGATATAAATGGATATATGTCACTACAATCAATAAAGGCTTAAAGAAAAACTTCTTTGATAATGATTGGATGCCTATTACTATTGGTTATGGTGCTCCTGATGCTGTTAGTGTGGCTGGTTTAGGTGCAATTAACGCCATTAATGTTACAAATTCTGGCGATCTAAACTATACAGACGGTATTAATACAACCATAGTAACTATTACTGGAGATGGTGAAGGTTGTTCTGCCTATGCCAATGTTTCCAATAGTTTTGTTAGTGATATTATTGTAACAAACTCAGGAAATAATTATACTTTTGCTACAGTAACCATTGAACCTAATACCGGTTATGCTGGTGATAACGCTGCAGCGGTTGCCGTAATCTCTCCTGTGGGCGGCCACGGTGCTGATCCAGTTTCAGAGTTGGGTTGTAATCGTGTTATGTTTAGTGTTGAATTGGATGGATCCGAAGGCGGTATTATCCCAACCGACATTAGTTTTAGACAACTAGGTATTGTTGTTAATCCAGAACTAGTTGACGGAACCACACCAACAGGCACGGTGTATAACACCACAGACTTGGCTTATGTTTCATATGGTTCGGATCTATATACAATTGGTGAAAGAGTTTATCAAGGCGATAGCCTATTGGATTCAACTTTTTCAGCTGAAGTTTGTTCATTTGATTCCGTAAACAATATTATTTACTTGATAAATATAGTAGGTACATACACTATAGGTCAACCAGTTTATGCTGTGAGTTCTGGTACCACAAGAATTTTATTGAATTACACCAAAACAGATTTCTCGGTAGGTTCAGGTTATATGATGTATTATGAGAATAGAACGTCAATCCAAAGATCAGCAGACGGCAACGAACAACTAAGATTACTATTAAGTTTTTAAGGCAAATAGATGAAAAATTACAATGTAACTCCATATTTTGACGATTTTGATCCGAACAAGAATTACCACAGAGTTCTGTTCAAACCAGGTCAGGCCGTTCAAGCTCGTGAGTTAACACAATCACAGACTATTTTACAAAATCAAATATCTGAGTTTGCTTCTTCAATTTTTTCTCAAAATACTCCAATTTCTGGCGGTAGAATTACCACCAATTTATCATGTGAACACATCAAACTCAATTTGTTTTATGAAAATTCAGCAATTTTGGTTACAGATTTTGAAGATAAAACAATTACAGATTCTACTGGTACTATTACAGCTAGAGTTATTGCTGTTGCAACAGAAACAGGAAATTCTATAACTGCTGGTGATCCACCCACATTGATTGTTTCGTATATTTCAGGTAAAAAATTCTCTGATGCCACGACAATTTACATAAAAGAGGGATTTGCTACTATCCCTAAAGCCACATCAATTGGTATTTCTGGTGGTACAACATCTATTGGTAAGTCAGCTGTTGCTTCTATTTCTGAAGGTGTATTCTATGTTTTGAATGGCAACAATGATGTGCCTAGTGCCACCGCCGGAGTTTCAGCAACACAATATTCTATTGGTAATTTTGTAAAAGTTTTACCGCAAACTATTATTATAGAAAAATATGACAACACACCAACTGGCCGTGTTGGTCTTAATATTGTAGAAACTACAGTAACCAGTTCTGATGATTTATCTTTATTGGATCCAGCAACCACATCTTCAAACTATCAAGCTCCAGGTGCAGACCGTTATAAAATTGCATTAGAATTAGTAAGTATATCATTAGCGCCAGGAAATGATGATAACTTTATTGAATTGACAAGAATTGAAGATGGTACTATTTTAAAACAAACTGACAATACCGTTTATTCATCTATTAATGATTATTTTGCTAAGCGTGATTATGAATCCAACGGTGATTACATTGTTGAAGATTTTAAACTAATAGCGTCAGCCAATACTGCTAGTCCAGATACTTACAACTTAACTATAGGCAAAGGTATTGCTTATGTTCGTGGTTACAGAATTGAAAATACTGGTCCATTAAAATTAATCACAAATCGTGCAAGAACAACCGATACGATTCCAAACAACTCTGTATATGTGGATTATGGCAACTATTTTGCTGTAAGTAAATTGGAAAGTATGTTTGACACCACAACAATGCCGGCAATTGATTTGCATTGTGTCCCATCTGAAACTGTTGACCGAACTACAGCTCTCAAATACAATTCAACAAGAATTGGTACAGCTTACATTAGACAGTTGGATTACCAAAACAACACAAATCCAGCAAATACACAAACACAAGTGTTCAATGCTCATGTATTTGATGTTAATGTATTGACATTTACTGGTAATACAACAAGTGCTACATCAACCACATTAACCATCAACGATGCTGGTGGAGTTTTTGCCAGAGCAAATACTGCTTATGTCGGTTCTAAGTTAATTATTACTGGTGGTACAAATATTGCAGATGTTAAGACAATTTCGGCCTATGACGGAGTGGCTAAAAAATTAACTGTTTCTAGTCCGTTTAACATCACACCAGATAATACAACTAAATTTGCCATCGACTTTGATATCTCTGATATTGATTGTTTATATCAAATTTCGGGTTCCGTTCCTTACACCAAAGAAGCTGCGGCCAATATTGATAATTCAGGTAGAGTTAATGGTGCTGGTAGTGCTGCACTTTTACAGAGTGCAGGAAATTCTGAGTTATTATTTAAAAATGGATACAAATATTCTGCTTCTGTAAATAATTCAAATTATTTCAGCACTCAAATTTTTAGAAATGTTGGTTTTTCAGCTGTAACGAATAGCTTTACAATTACTTCTCTAGATCCAATTCAATTTGAAGGACCATTAAACACACCAATTACTGGCGAATCATTTAGACAATTGTTTACATTGGTTAACCGTGCTAATGGTGCAATCTTAAATTTTACTGATGCCACAGTAGGTTATGCAACAAAAACATCACCAACAACAGTAACATTCACTTCATCAACATTCTCCAGTATTACTTATGGTATTGATGTTGTTGCTTCAATGAGTGTATCTAATGGTAACAATACAAACTTAGTTTTAAAAGACAAGAATTTAGTTGTTGGTAATACAGCATATATTGGTGCACTAACAACGGTTACTGGAAATACTAAAATTGATTTGGCTTTTGGCCAAACTTTTATTCCAAATGCTGCAATCACTTCTTCAGATATTAGTCTGTATGTTTCTGATGTTAAAAAAGTTACTCAAATTTTAGAGATTACTTCCAATGCACCAACAGGTGCTTTAGGTTCTTATAATGATATAATTAATTCTTTTGCTATCAATGATGGACAAACAGATAATTACTATAATCATGCGTCAATTAAATTATTACCTGGTATTCCAAAACCTAAAGGTAACTTATTAGTAATTTATGATTTCTATTCACATTCTGGTGGTGATGGTTACTTTAGCGTTAATTCTTATTTGAATTCAACTAAACCTGAAGTTTATCCTGAGATTCCAACATACACAGCCAAGAGTGGTGTAAAGTATGAATTGAGAGATGTTATTGATTTTAGACCTTCTCGTAGAAGTGGTGTGGCAACATTTGAATGGGAATATAAAACACTTACAAATTCCAATAATGTAAATATTAAAGGTACATTAATACCTAAAGTATTGTCAAGTGTCGTATCTGATTATTCATACTATCTGGCCAGAAAAGATAAATTGGCTCTTACCAAAGATGGCAAGTTCTTAATCGTTGAGGGTACTCCTGCTCTAAATCCACTATACCCAACGGAGCCAGATGGTTCAATCATTTTGGCAAATCTGTCATTGGATCCATATACATCATATGTTCCAGGTGAAGGTCCAGCTAAATCACGCAGTGTTCCAACCAATCTATCAATTAACAAAGTTTATCATAAGCGTTGGGCTAAATCTGATATTACAGATTTACAAAAACAAGTTGATAATTTGGAATATTACACAACACTAAACTTGTTAGAACAAAAAGCATCTTCACAACAAGTACCTGATGCAAACGGTTTAAATCGTTTTAAGAATGGTATTTTGGTTGATGATTTTAGTTCTTTTAGCGTTGCAGATACTAACGCACCAAACTACGCCGCAAATATTAGTATTAGAAAAGGTCAATTGAGTGCATTGAATGACATTTCAAATTTTCAATTACAAAATCCTAATGCAATGAAATCTCTTGGTACTGTTAGAAATACCAATACCTACTCAACATGGAGTTTAGCAGGTGCAAGAACAAACATCTTTACATTACCATATACAATCAAGCCATTAATTAAACAACAATTAGCAAGTAATATTATTAGTGTAAATCCATTTAATATTGCTACTTATGAAGGTGTTGCAACTCTTAATCCACCGATTGACAATTGGGTTAATACGGTCAAACCACCATCAATTACAATTAATGATCCAAAGATGCAGTTTGATCAACAGAATAATGGTATTAATATATTGAATGGTGGAGATTTCCAATCTATTCCAGGAACCACAACAACATATAGTGACACACAGGCACAGCAATCAACTGCTTATGCAAGTCAAACTCAAGGTTTGTTGTCTGGCGAGAAATCTAGTGCCGCTGCTTCTGGTATGGCTGCTGATAATGGTTATGTTAATAACACAGCAGTATCACCATTTATTCGACCACAAGAGATTATTGTTCGTGCAAAAGGCATGACAGTTAATACTCCAATTAGTTGTTATTTTGATGGTGTCAATGTTAACAAATACATGACAATTCCAAATACCATTGAAGTAATTAATGTTACTGGTAAATTTAAACAAGATGATATTATTGGTTTCTATGCAACTAACATTGGTATTTTTTATCCAATTGCTCGTGTAGTTTCTGTTTACAAATATCCAAATACATCTAACTATCGTTTGTATGTTTCAGAAACAACAAACCCACCAAATGCGGTGGCCACAACACGTTTAATTAATGCAACTTTTGATATTAATGGAAATTACGTTTCATCAAGTGCTACAGGTACAGTAGTATTTAAGAACGGATCATTAACATCTATTCATATGTCTGGTGATGTTTCTGGTGTGGGTGGAGGATTTACAACAGCAAGCGAACCAACACCACAAAATATTTTCAAATCTCCATACATTAATGGATTCTCCGCCTATGCAAACAAGTATACTGCTTGGGGAGATCAGAATAATGGCTCAACATATAATGCGGCATTTAATTGGGCGGCTCCTGCCACCGGAACATATACTATATCTGCATGGTGTACTGGATACGCAAGTGTTTCATTAGGTTCTGGTATAGGTATAATTACTTTATCTTATTATGGTCAAACAGGTACCACCACAGTATCATTAACCAAAGGACAAACATATTATCCACAATGGAATGCTGTTAACCAAGGTAGTATTTCTGGTATTGGTGTTGTAATTACAGATGCGGCCGGTACAATTGTTTGGAATAACTTAACACCAAACGGATTAAACTTTAATGCTGTTGGTACGGAATATGCAATGCCGGGCGGTGGTTCATATTATATTGGAACAACAAAAGTAAAACTAAGTCAAGCTGCTTCACAGACAAATGAGTTCTATACTGGTTCCACTATTGCAATTAGATCATCATATGTTTATGAATACAAATATGGTGCAACATATGTTCCGCCTTATCCTTATGCCGGTGGTGATGGAGATTGGGTTCATTATGGTTGGTGGCAAGAGTTAGCTGCTCAATGGAATGCCGCATATAATACTGCTGTAGCATATCGAAACTCAACAATCAAATTCTTAGCAATTGATGAGTTTGAAGCAGACATTATTGCTTATGATGGTGCAACACGAACAGCAACTTTGGATCCAAAAGATCAAAAAATAAGTATTTCTTTAGGTACAAATTCACAATATGGTACATTGAATTCCAAGTACACAATTAAAGGTACTATTGGAAGTATTGCTGATGCGATTCAAGATGGTACTTCACCACCAACTTTGTCGACAGATGAACGTGGCCAATTTGTTGCTCTTTTCAATTGTCCTGGTTCCGTATTCAACTCCGGTTCGAAATTATTCCGTATTGATAACCGATCAGTTCCAGAAGAACCAGCCACAGCAACAACATGGGCTCAAGCAATATTTTTGGCCGGCGGTTTACAAGGAACCAATATTACAAACTTCTCACCATCGATTGATTCGTCTGCTGGTAAGATTACTCCTATAGCACAACAAGTCTATAGTGTACAGAACATAAGTGGTTCTCAAGATCCTGTTGCACAATCTATTATTGTATCTAAAGATAATTATCCAAATGGAGTATTTTTAAGTTCAATTAAATTGTTCTTTGCTCCATTTGCAACAACACCTGATGTTCCGGTAACAGTTTCAATTGCTAACACATTGAACGGCGTTCCAAATGGAGCAATATTGGATTATTCAACAGTATCATTAGATGCTGATGAAGTTAATACATCAGCCTCGCCACATTATTTGGATCCAAAAACTTATACAGAATTTACATTTAGTGCTCCTGTTTATTTACAACCAGGCGTTTTATATGCAGTTCTAGTTAAGGCCGCATCTTCTGATTATAAGTTGTATTATGGTCAGCAAAATCAAGTTGCTATTCCATCTACAGGAAAAGCACTACCAACCGATGCAAATCCTACAAACCCAACTAAAATTGGTGCAGCACCTTATATCGGCGCATTGTTCGAATCTCAAAACTCCATCACATGGACAGCAGATCAAACTAAACAAATGATGTTTGTAATTAATAATTATGAATTTGATATTACACAATCACCTACTTTGCCGTTTGTTGTACCTAAAGGTTTACCATTAAGGAAACTAGGTTCAAATGAACTCATGAACAGAATAGATGCAAATGCTGTAAATACTTTAGTTGGTGGCGGTGGTGCACAAACAGGTCCAATGCACGCTTTCAACATATCAACTACTGATTTTGTTCCAACTGGTACTGATATTCGTTATAACTATCAAACCACTTTAACAAGTGATTATTCTGTGACAGATCCAGTTCCTTGCACTCCAGGTAAATATGGTACTCCTTTACAGGAAAATATTTTCTTGAATGATGGTAAAGGTGAAAGAATTTTGTTGAATGAATCTGAAGCTTCTTTTGGTCTATTAGCAACACTTACTTCAACAGATAAGTATGTTAGCCCAATTATTTCTGATGATGCTGTTAGCTTGTTTAAAGTAATTAATCATATCAACAATATGGGTCTTGAAGGTAGTAACATTATTAGCATTGTAAATGAAGGTGCAAATTATAATGTAAATACAACTACTATTTCTGTTAGCGCACCAGATATTGGTTCAGATGATGCTGTATTAGGATTTACGGCCAATACTACAACTGGTGGAATTGAAAATATCTTCATTGAATACCCTGGTTCTGGTTACCTCACCACGCCAACAATTACAATTACCGATGAATCCGAAAGTGGTTCTGGTGCAACTGCAACTGTTTACGGTGAAACATCTTCATCGGGTGGTAATGGTTTTGCTAAGTACTTTACTAAGAAAGTAATTCTTACACCAGGAAATGATTCTGGTGATTTGAAGGTATACTATAGCGCATACAAACCTTTAGGTTCTGAAGTTTATATCTACTACAGAATTCTAAATGCTAATGATACTGAACTGTTAGAAAACCAAAATTGGCAGTTGATGACTCCAGCAACAAATGTTTCTGCCTATTCTAAAGATAGATTGGATATTATTGAATTTGAATGTGCTCCTGGAGTGTATGGTAACACACCTGACGATGGTATTACATACACCAATCAAGCAGGCACAACCTATTCAACCTTCATTCAATTTGGAATTAAAGTTGTTATGGCATCTAGTGACAAGACCAATGTTCCGTTTTTGACAGACATTCGAGCAATCGCATTACCATCTGGAGCAGCTTAATATGAGTTTAGTTAAAGTTAATAACACTAATTTTGTTAGAGATACTGAAAGTATGGCCATTATCAATGTTGATAATAATGCCAAAAACGAGTATTATGAGAAGGTTCGTCTGGCCAAGTCACAAAAAGAACAGATAAATAAGATGAACGCTGATATATCCGATTTACGCAATGATATTGGCCAAATCAAACAATTAATTCAACTTTTGGTTAATAAACAATAATGGCAAATACTGTTACAATTTTAAGCTATGCCAACACCTTTGGCGAGTGGATGGTTAACACCAATCAACTTGCTAGAGAAATTAACGATTTGGCCGCAGGCACTTATACTAAAAACACAGGTTTATTAGTATTAAATAGTTCCAATACAAGTTTACAAGTATCTAATACTGCCTTGTTTACTGGCAATATCAGACTTACTGGTTCAGGAACAGCTTTAACCACCACAAATGATATACAAGTTGGTCGAAATATCAATATTGTTAATACAGTAACCACAGCAAATTTGGTTGTAACAGAATCTCTTGGTGGTACAGCTGTTATTTTATTCAGACAGAGAATATTAGATGAAGCAATGGCAATGTCTATTGCTTTGAGTTAATCATAGGAAAACTAAATGGCAAATACTTTTAAATCTTATCCCGCAAGTCAAGTTTCAACAACTGGTGGATTGATCTATACTACACCTTACTTAACTCAAACAGTTGGTGTTGGTATGGTTATTTCTAACACAGCAAGAGCACCATACTCTGCCAATGTTGAAATTCAACGCAATTCAAATACTTACTACATTGTTGCTAATGCGACAATTCCTGTTGGCGGTTCTTTAATCGTTACTGGACTTGATCAAAAACTGATCATGCAAGCCAATGATCGTATTATTGTTACCCCATCTGCAAACAATTGTTGTGATGTGTGGCTTTCAATAATGGAAGTTGTACCAACGTAACATCATTTTAAAGGAATTATATTTTGGGCTACCTTGGAAATTCAAATGTAGAATCATGGTCAACACCTAGTATAGAATACTTCTCTGGTGATGGATCAACTACAACTTTTAAATTAACAAAAGTTATAAATTCTTTTTACGAATTATGGGTTGTTGTGGAAAACGTTCTTCAACATCCTGATGAATCATATACATGGGATTATACAACCAATTCTATTATTTTCTATGAAGCCCCACAAACTGGTGTTGATAACATCTATCTGAGATTTAATTCTCGTCAAACAACAATTATTGCTCCTGGTCAAGGTACTGTTACAGATGCTTCACTATCAGTTGGTGCACCAAAATGGAATCCAGCAGGTAATTTAACTGTTGCGGGTACAATGCAAGTTGCAGCCAATTTAACGGCAAATAATATTACTTCAAATAATACTATTACTGCTGCCAATGTTTCAGCTACCTATTTTACTGGTAATGGTGCATTAATTACAAATTTGAATGGTGCTAGTATTGCTACGGGTCAAATTCCTGTAGCAAGAATGGGTACAGGCACACCAAGTTCTGCAAATTATCTTCGTGGTGATGGCGCTTGGGGTGCAGTAGCAACATCTGTTAGAACTACAGTTGGTTTTACTCCAACCACATTAACCACAGGTTCAATTACGATTTCGGGTACTTTGGCTACGGCCAACGGCGGTACAAATTTAACTTCTTTTACGGCCAATGGTGCAGTTTTTGCAACTGATACTGCAACTCTGACAACAGGAACTTTACCTGTTAATGCTGGAGGTACAGGTTCAACAACACTCACGGCAAACAACGTATTGATTGGTAATTCAGCAAGCGCAATTAAATCTGTTGCGCCAGGAACAGCAAACAACATTTTAGTATCTGACGGAACAAATTGGGTTTCTGGAAGTGCTACATCATTTGGAATTGGTGTTTCGGGTGGTGGTGGCCGTGGTACAATTTATACTGCCAATGGAACATTTACTGTGCCTCTAGGTATCAGTCAAGTTAAAGTTACTGTTATCGGTGGTGGCGGCGGTTTTATGATTTCTCCAAATTTACAATATGGTGGTAATGGTGGTCCAGGTGGTACAGCAATAAAATATGTGACCGGTTTAACGGCAGGTCAAACTATTGCTGTAACTGTTGGAACAAAAGGTGCGTCAGCAAATGCTTATACCGGCGCTGCTGGTTCAGGTAGTCCATCATCATTTGGTGCATATGCAGTTGCTACTGGCGGTAGCGGTTCTTATTATGACATTTATGGTGTTAACAATGATGGTGAACCTGGTTTAGGAACTACAGGTGATTTTAGTTTGACCGGTACAAGATTGAATCCTATCAACACATCATATTACTATGGACAAGGCGACATTAGAGGGTTGACATCATCTATACCTAATGGTGTGGTGTTAGTCGAATACTAGAATGGTAAAAAGATTATCAAGAATTTCTGCCAATGCCATATCAATTGGTCCTGCTAATACTACAACGGCAAATATAGTTACCAAAAATGATTTAGGTTTAGCAATCTATGACGCCAATACATTTACATCGACAAATGGATGGATAACACTTCAAGCCAACTCAGCATCTTGGGGTCCAAGTTTAAATCTCGTATCAACATCCGCTAGTAATACAACAATTAGTGGTAATGTGGTATTTACTCAAAGCGTAGAGGTCAATACAAAAGGTACTACTGCAAATAGTGCGTTACGATTAACTGATATTGCCTCACTAGGTGCAGACTTTCTTATCACAACTATTGGTTCTTTAGATTTACAGTTCACAACAGTAAATTCTTATGCCGCTTCGGTTGATGCTTCTGGCACTCCGTCATACATTACAAATTTTTCAAACGCACAATATAGCCCTCCTTTAGTTTCGGGTATAGGTACTACAAATCAAACGGTTGCTCCTTATATTTTAGGTAATGCTTCTTCTCTAGGTACCGATTATACCGTTATTAATGCTCAATATGGTGCAGTTAGATCGGGCTTTAGCTATTCACATGTTAACGGTACAGTTACTATGGTGATTGATTTGGCAAATGCTTCAGGTTTACAAGACAATCAATATCTTCCAGGAACATCTCAAATTAATCCTGCTTGGAAAGGTAATTACAAATTTGATGCTTTTAGTTCTTTGTTTAAAATGAAAGAATATAACTTCTACGATTATTTTGGTGCGCAAGATACTTTTGAATATTCTGTAAATATGATTCCAAAGTCATTAGATTATACAAATGCAAATTATGGAAAATATGATGTAAGCGCTGTATTGTGGGCTGCTCAGGCTTATCACTCCGCCAATCTAGGTGCTCGATGGATGGGAATCGCCACAAAGGTGAGAAACATCGTACAGGTCTAAAAATGAAAATTTCGAATTTTTTCATTCCGGCCTCAAATTTCTCCGGCGAGTTTCCAAGAACCAAAAAAGCGAATTTACTTTTAGGCGCATATGTTAACTCAAATTAAAGCCAATGGTACAACAATTGGACCATCTAGCACTAAAGGTTCACCAGAAGATGTAGTACCTCATTTAGACTTAGGTACTAGTGCTTTAGATTCAATTTTATATTATTCTAATGAAGGTTTAATAAAACTTAAACCACCAGAAGAATGGGCAACTTCAGCTAATATTTGGTGTCCAACGATTGATGCTACTGTAGCCAGTCCTGTCATAATTAATGAGCAAGTTTATATTGATCCGAGTCAAGCTAGAACGGCAAATTCAATTGCCCCAGTACAGGCATATTTGGATATTCCTACAACATTATTAGTTACGACTATGGGTTCCTTAGATGTGCAGTTTTCAATACAAAATAAATTTACTTCGGCAGTTGATAGTTCTGGTACACCTAATTACATTTCAAACTTTGTTTGTAATTATTTTTCTGGAGCTCCATTAAATACTGGTTATTCTAGTACAACTAATGATAATTATAATACTTTAGGTACTCCACAATCTGGACCACCATCTATTGTAGGAAATGCTTCAACTAAAGGTGTAAATTATACAGTTATTAATGCACAGTATAATAGGGATCCATCCAACTATGACGATTCTGGTAATTTAATATCCAGTAATAATTTTCATCCACCTAGTGGTAGATTGACTTATACATCAGGTAGTGTTGCAGTTAATGTTATGGGTATCATTACAATGGTGATTGATGCAGCTGTTGCATCGGGATTGGAAGATACTAAGTATATTGGTACATATATCAATCCAAAATGGAGAGGTAATTTTAGATACACAGCATTCTCTTCACTATTTAAGATTAGAGAAGAACGGTTTTGGGATAGAGCATATCAACATAATAATTTTGCTCAAGAAATTCAAATGACAGCGGTAACTACTGATCCAGATAATGCCAATTATGGTAAATTTAATGTGACCATTAAAGCTGAATCACCTTCATCGGTTCATGCAAAGAATTTAGGATTTAGATGGTTAGTATCCATTGTAAAATATAGAAACTTTATTACTTAATTATTGAAAGTGTATTATGAGAATGTTTTCGTTGCCGTACACAAAAGGTATGTTACAAGTACTTGAACAGTTACCTGTAAAACAAATTAGTGACGTTTATTTTTCTGATAACAGGTTTGGTTCAGCCAGAGCATTAAGTTTGGACGAAGAACAACTGGCAGAATTGTATGAAATCAGAAACAAATATGGAATTAAGTTACACTATCTAATTAATGGTAACTATTATTCAAATGAATCTTATGAAAAGGTTCATGAAATTGTTGATCATATGAAAGAAATGGATGTTGATATTCTAACCATGAATAACACTTATGTTATGAGAGATAGGCAGTTCATTGACATTATTAGAACCTGTACACCAAGAGGTATAGAGATTAAGAATAGTGTTAATAACTTACCTAGAACAGTAAAAGATATAGTGTTTTTGGTTGAAGTATTGGGTATACGCCATGTGGTGGTAGACAGGTCTTTAAACCGTAATTTGGATGAACTAAAGAAGATTAGAGAATATTGTAAAACACGAAATATAAATATTACAATGTTGGTAAATGAAGGTTGTATTGTTGATTGTATGTGGAAGAACTTTGATGACATGATGATTGCACAGACAAACGAGAAGTCCAACATGAAGGTTATTTCAATAGTACACAACAGATTAGGTTGTGTAGATTACTTTGAAGAAAAACCGGGTGAGTATTTAAAGACGGCATTTACTTTACCGTCAGATTTAAATAAGTTTGATGGTTTGGTTGACATTGTTAAACTTGCTGGTCGTGGAGTATCTATTGAGAAATGGTTGAGTATGTGTAAAGCATACATGTATGGAGATGGAAATGTTCCGTTGAAAGTTTTATTTTCAACCAAACCACCTAATCAATTAATGAATGTTACTGTGAATGATTTAACTGATTTAAATTTTAATAAAATTACTAATAATTGTAAGAATGTTTGTGGTACCGAATGTACTCTCTGTGATGACATTACGAACAAACTTAAAAAGGCTTGATATGTTAAACCAAAATGTTATTGAAACATCAACAAAATATGATGCAAATAAAGTATATGCTTTGTATGTAAACCCTGCCAACAGGCACATTACGGCTATGGTTGGGTTTGCTGTTGCAATTGAAAATTTAAATGATGGTAACAACTTTCTACATTATAATATAGATGACCTAACCGAACTAGAATATTATACTATTAGCCAAAGTATTTCTACAACCGATTCTGTAACTTTTTTAGGTGAAGATAATCGAACCATTTCTGTTCGTAGATTAATGGTAGATTTAATGGATAATACCTTATTTGACGGCAAAACAGGAATGATTTTTGGTTTAAAAGAAACCATTAATTTGAGAGTAAAATGTGTTGATGAAAATTTAAATCCAGCTTTTGATGTACAGAACATTGAAATAAAGAACATCAAAAAAGACCAAGTTCCTATGTCCTTGAATGGAAACCAACCAGAAGTTCACAAAATTGTAATTGGAAACGGTTCAACCGTTCATTGTGAATTAATGGGTGAAGGAGTACATACAATTAAGATTAAAGCCAAGATACCAGAGATCGATTATCTTTGGTTAACTGTTTATCCACAAATGATAAGACCATCGGAAGAAGAATTGGAAAACATTAAGAATTGGTTGTTGGAAAATGCAGGACAACCAGCATAAATATAAGATTAATAGGAAAAAGTAATGACAAAAGCTGCCAATCTAGCCAATTTAGCCAGTAATACCAACTTTGGGGTGTTAAATATTAACCGTGGTGGTACTGGATTAAGTACTTTTACCGGTTCTGGTCTTTTGGTATATGAAGGTGGTGATTCTCTCAGTTTGTCGACTGCCAAAACTGGCTATGGAGGAACGGGTCTGGCCTCGTTTAATATCGCTGGTGCTATGTATGCTGTCACTGCGAATACTTTAACGACCGGGACGCTTCCTGTACTATCTGGAGGTACTGGTACAACTACACTAGCAAACAATGCTTTGGTGGTGGGTCGTGGTGTTGATCCGGTATATACCATTTCTCCTGGTGTGGCAAACACCATGATTATTTCGGATGGTACCAGATGGGTAACTAATACTTCTTCTCAAATTTTCTCTGGTGTAAATGCTCTCGGCGGTATACAACTTTGGTCTAATGTTACTGCTTCGAGAGCCATCAACACTTCATATACAAATTCAACAGGAAAACCAATTGTAGTTTCTGTTATTGTATCTGCCAATTCTAGCACGACACTCGCAGCAAATGTTGGTACTATTAATATTGCCAACACAGCTCTTACCAATGCAATAAGGACAACAATACAAACAATTGTTCCTAATGGTAACACATATATGATTTTCACACCAAACATTTCAGCAACTTCTGTCAGTTCTTGGGCAGAGTTGAGATAATATACCAAAGGAAATATCTTGAGTTACTTAGGCGCCAAACCACTTACATCAGAATATTACTACGACACCTTTAGAGGTGACGGATCAACTGTTGGTTTTGTAACCACAATTGCACCAGCATCACCTGTTTCGGTGCTTGTTATTATTGATGGAAACATTGTAGATCCTGAAGCTTATTTCTTTGAAGAAAATAATATTTACTTCTTAACCGCTCCTGCTAATAATAAAGTTATTCAACTAAGATATCTTGCTGTGCCATCTTCTGGTGTTGCTGCACCATATACCTATCGTGGTATCAATGAGTTTATTGCTACAGAAGGTCAAACAGATTTTGCTGTAAGATTTTATGACTTAGGTTATATTGATGTCTATGTGAACGGTTCACAACTAGGTAATGATGACTACCAAGCATCTGACGGTAACAATGTTATATTACAAACAGCGGCTCGTAAAGGTGACTTAGTAAGAATTGTTTCAGCATACAATACTGTATTGACAAGAAGCACACTTAACGCCACACCAAATACAGTTATCATAGGTAATGGATTAGATTCTCATAGAGAGATTTATGCTGGTTCTAGTGGTAATCTATTGACTTCAAACGGAATAAATTGGATCTCTTCAAATGTTATTAGTGGCAGTATCACAATCACTAATAATTTAAGTGTTAGTGGTAATTTAACCGTTACTGGTAATTTAACTTCAATTTCAGCCAACAATCTTGTTATTGATGACACTATCATCTATCTCGCCAACAATAATTCTGCCAATGTAAATGACATTGGTTTTGCTGGTCATTTTACTGATTCAAAATATCAACATACTGGATTAATTCGTGATGCTTCAGATGGTACATGGAAACTTTTTAGTAATGTGTCTCCAGAACCAACAGGAACAATTGATTTTAGTACCGCTGTTTATGATACATTAAAATTAGGTATCATACAAACGGATATAGCAACTGTCAATAATGTGAATTTAGGTCCGTATACTCAATCTGCTTTTGATAAAGCCAATACTGGTGTAAGTGATGCTTCTTCAGCATCTTCTTATGCCAATACCGGTATTAACAATGCGGCTTCTGCAAGTTTGTATGCCAATACAGGTATTAACAATGCGGCTAGTGCTTCATTGTATGCTAATACTGGTATTAACAATGCGGCTAGTGCTTCATTGTATGCTAATACTGGTATTAACAATGCAAACTCTGCTAGTTTATATGCTAATACTGGTATTAACAATGCAGCTTCAGCATCTCTATATGCCAACAATGCAATCAACAATGCAGCTAGTGCTTCATCATACGCCAACGTAGCAATTAACAATGCGGCTTCAGCAAGTGCATGTGCAAATACAGTTCCACAAAAAGCAACATCAAACAATTACAGTTTAATTCTTACCGATACAGGTAAACACCTATACTATGAAACGGCAGCAAATAATTTTTTATATATTCCTGACAACGGTAGAGTTGGTTGGGCAGTAGGAACAACAATCATGATTGTTTCAAAAATGACAACAGGGAATGTAATAGTATCTCCAAATGCTAACGTTTCTATGTATCTTGCTGGTAACAGTACACCCATCTCACGAAATGTAAACACTTTTGGTGTGGCAACTCTTTTGAATACGGGTGCAAACACTTGGTTTATTAGTGGTTTTGGAATAGGTAACTAATGTTCAAAACTAAATACCAATAAGAGGATACGATGCCAGCTTTATATAACAACCTGTATATTGAACAAGGTTCAACATATAATACTACAATCATAATTGATGGTATTGGTGCTTTGACTGGTAATTCTTCTAGTCAAATTCGTAAAACTTATAACTCTTCAAATACAACCGCTACATTTCAAACGACTGTTAGCACACTAAATAATACAATTACATTACAATTGAGTTCTAATGTAACATCTAATATTGTTCCTGGTCGTTATGTTTATGATGCTATTGTGAGAAATAGTGCAAACAATACTTCAATAAGAGTATTGGAAGGTATCGTTGATGTTTCTCCTTCCGTAACAAGGTAAAAAAATGGCCACTAACGCATTCGATCAAGCAAATTTAGCATTCGCACAAGCCAATTCAGCTTACACACAAGCTAATGCCGCCTTTAATAAAGCAAATACAGTTTCTAGTTCTTCTGGTACTTTCACCGTTGGTGACGATTTAGTTGTTACTAATAATGTTTCTGTTGGCGGTTACATTGTACCCGTTGAGATTGGTCAAAACATTGGTAATGTGGACTACAGATGGTACAACCTCTATATGGATGGTGGTATCTACGCTGATGGTTCTTTTGGTAATCCAGGACAAATTCTTTCTAGTAGTGACTACGGAACATTAAAGTGGATTGATGCACCATCAGGTAATACTGGTGGTGGAGGTGGTGGTACTGTTGATTCTTATGCTAGAGCAACTGCTAATATTGCATCATCAACAGCACAAGCGGCTTTCAATAAAGCAAATACAGCCGGTGCATCAAGTACAGATGCTTATGCCAGAAATACGGCTAACACAGCTTACAATAATACAATTGTAATTCAAGCAGTAAATGTAACACAAAACACCAGAATTACTACTGTACAGACAACAGCACAGGCGGCTTTTGATAAAGCAAATAATGTAAGTGCTTTATCTGGTGCTACTGGTGTTGCGGGTGCTTCGGGCATTTCAGGCGCCACAGGTATTCGAGGTGCTTCTGGTGTTGCGGGTGCTTCAGGTTTTATTGGGTCTAATGGTGCTACTGGTGTTCAAGGTGCTTCAGGTGTTAACGGTGCTACTGGCGCTGGTCTTTCTGGCGCTACAGGTATTCAAGGTGCTACTGGTGTTGCAGGTGCCGCTGGTGCTACAGGTACCCCTGGTAATGACGGTACTCCGGGTATTGATGGTGCTACAGGTGCTGGTCTTACTGGTGCTACAGGTATTCGAGGTGCTACTGGCGTTCAAGGTGCTTCGGGTGTTGGTGCTACTGGTGTTGGTGTTCAAGGTGCTTCGGGTAGTGTTGGTCTTACTGGTGCTAGCGGTGCTGGTCTTACTGGTGCTACTGGTACTGCAGGACGAAGCGGCGCAAGGAATTTTGGAGTAACAAATAGCGGAGCTTCTGCTTATACTATTGATGGTGCTAGTAATCCAACATTATTCTTATTACGTGGATTCACTTATACATTTACTGTAGATGCGTTTGGTCATCCATTCTGGATTCAATCGGTTTCTGGAGCATATAGTGTTGGTGATATTTACAATACTGGAGTAACTGCCAACGGAAATCAAGGTGGTGTCATAACTTTTGCAGTACCGTTTGATGCTCCTAGTACACTATATTATGTTTGTCAGTTCCATCCGTCAATGGCAGGTACAATTAATATTGGTGATGCTTCTCCTCAAGGTGCTTCAGGTCCTTCTGGTGCCACAGGTTCTCAAGGTGTTCAAGGTGCTTCAGGTGTTGGCGCTACAGGTGCTGGTGTTGCTGGTGCTACCGGTTCAGCAGGTACTAATGGTGCTTCAGGTGCCAATGGTGCTGATGGTGCTACCGGTCCTGCAGGTGCTAATGGTGTTGATGGTGCCTCTGGTGTTGCCGGTGCTACAGGTGCTGGTGTTTCTGGTGCCACGGGTACAGTTGGTTTAACTGGTGCAACAGGAACAAACAACTTAGTTTGGGGTGCCACAGGTACAACAAGAACATTAACAGGTTATGTTGAGAATGGTACAACATCAACAGTTCGTACTGCAGCAATTACGGGTGGTGTTCTGTCATTAACATTGGCAACATTTACTCCATCAGTTAGTGCAGTTGCTTTGGCATCTTCTTCATTGAATTGGGATGTGGCATGCACAGGATTTACAGCTACAGCAGATAATCCATCCGATGTTGTTGATCAATATGTTAGTAGTGTTGCTTCGATTGCTCAAGTATCCGGTTCAATAGCTACAACATTAGGAAACTACTCAGCTGGTTCTTACACAAATACACCGGCAGGTGGTGTAGATTGGAGTATTAGTTACACCCCAAACAATTCTACTTCTTATATTCGTTCCACTTCTACAACCATTACTGGTGGTTCAGCAAGTGGTACAATTACTTTCAACTATTACAATGGTTCTTCATTCACAACATGGGGTACTACAGCATCATTTAGTGTAACATGGGCTACACCAACTCACAGTATCTCTTTAGGTTCATTGACTGGTAGCACATTCTTACAAACATATAATAGTGTATCATACACAGTATCAGGTACAGGTATTACAACCTCAGCTAACAGAGTGTATGCTGTAACAGCAACTGGTGGTACAGTAAGTAGTGGCACAGGTTCAGGAACATTTACGTTTACTACACCAATTCACAAAGACAATACTGCTACATCAAGATACACAACTCTTACAACCACATTAACAAGACCAGTTGCCGTTACTGGTACTTCTTATACTGTAACTCTAGGTCCTACAAATACTTCAAGTGCGTCAGCATCATTTACATACCCATCATATTGGTTGTGGACTGCAAGTGTTGCTACAGTACCTACAAGAGCAGATATTATTAACGGCACAGGTGTTGAAAGTGGTGTTACTGTCCTAGGTGACCAAGTTAAAGCACTTACCACACAAGCAATAAATAATACAGATCCAAATCCAAGAGCATTTTGGTTTGCCGTAAGAACATCAGCATCACAACCTACAACATTCAAAACTGGCGCAAGTGCTGGTTTATTAAGTGACGTTTCATATACAGATGCTGGTTCAATTGGTCTAGAACCCGATTCTCCTCCAGCCAGTTACACTGCTGAGAATTATCATCTATATGGATTTACTTTACAACCCGGAACAACTTATGTGAGTATCTCTTAATGTCAAGCAACTACGATGGTTTAACAAGAAATGTATGGCCTGGTACCTGGAGTACCGGTACTAATGCGCCTATTGCTCTCGACACAGAGCTTAGAGGTACACTACAAAGTATTAGTGGTGGATCGGGAGATAAATTAACAGATATTCCTGGTGCAAGAATCCAAGAAGGTATGTTGGTGTATCTAAAAACAGGATACACAGCAGGCGGATACACAAGAGCTAGTGATACATACTTCACTTATAAATTGGCTGGCGGTGAATCTCGCAGTGCAATTACTGGTGCAGTACCTAATGCCGAAGCCAATTGGTCTGAAGTATCTTTTGCTGGCGGTGCACCAACGGTTACAACAGTTACTACATCAGCTAACAACACAAATGAAACAATAGTTGATACTCTTGATCCAGCAACCGTAAGAAGTGTTCATTACGAAGCACAAGTAAGTTGTGGTTCACAGTATCAAGCAACTCAAATGAGATTATTAATAAGTGAGCCTAATGCTTTTCTTACCGAATATGCTATGATTGGTTCTTCATTAGGCAATTTTAATTCCTATTATTCACCAGCAACCAATAACTATTCTGGTGGAAATATAAATAATGGTGGAGCTTCATTGTGGAACGGTACAAACTTTAGAGTGTATACTTCTAATAATACTGTACAGTTGGCTTTGTTATCAGCCAATACAGGAACAGTTATAACTGGTGTAGATAGTGCTTCAGGTGCTTATACAGCCACATTGGCCAGTTCATTCACAGAAATAAGTACAAACAGATACGAGGCAACTACAACAACCAACCAAAGTCCATCAAAATTATTGAATAGCGTAGTATGGACAGGTACAGGTAACGTAGAATTGAGATTTACACCTGATAATATTTTAACAACAGTTAAGTTTATAGCAACAACAATTTCATAAATAGAATAATAGCACAAACACCACCATCTAGGAGATACAACTGTGGCAACCAATAATTCAAAATTCGTAGTTAAAAACGGTCTATCCGTAGGTAACGGTGCAACCGGTCCAATAGATGTCCTTGACGCAAGCGGTAACTGGATAGGATCTTCTGGTGTAACTGGTCCCCAAGGTTCTACTGGTGCCACAGGTTATACTGGTGCCACAGGTTATACTGGTGCTACTGGTATTTCTGGTGCTACAGGTATTCAAGGTGCTTCTGGTGCCACAGGTATTGAAGGTGCTACAGGTTATACTGGTGCCACGGGTGTTCAAGGTGCTTCAGGCGTACAAGGTGCTACTGGTATTCAAGGTGCTTCTGGTGCTACCGGTTTTGCTGGTGCTACAGGTATTGCTGGTGCTACAGGACAAACGGGTGCTACGGGTGTACAAGGTGCTACAGGTTCCAAAGGTGATGACGGTGCTACTGGTTACCAAGGTGATCAAGGTGCTTCAGGTGCTACTGGTGCTGCTGGTCTCGATGGTGACAAATACAATACAACATCAACAACAACATTAACATTAGATGATTATTCTGTTGCACAAGAACTTACACTTTTTACAACAGATTTAAATTTAGATTATAGTCCACAACAGACTGTAATTGTTGTTGCTACTGCAAATGTTGCAGTTCATATTCATGGTACTGTAAGCTCTTACAATCAAGGTAGTGGCGAATTAAAATTAACTATTACAAATATTGATAACGTAGATGCTACTGCACGATCATCATGGACAGTTAACTTAGATGGTGCTGTTGGTGTACAAGGTGCAACCGGTCCAACTGGTGGTACAGGTGTTCAAGGTGCTTCTGGCGCTACAGGTACTCAAGGTGCTAGTGGTTCAACTGGAGCACAAGGTGCTAGCGGTTCAACTGGAGCAGTTGGTGCTACAGGTAATCAAGGCAATCAAGGTGCTTCGGGCATTCAAGGTGTTCAAGGTGCTTCAGGCGCCACAGGTGCTGCAGGTGCTACCGGCGTTCAAGGTGCTTCTGGCGCTACAGGTGCTGTAGGTGCTACTGGTGTAGTTGGCGCTTCAGGTGCTACAGGTGCCAATGGTACTGATGGTGCTAGTGGTATCACAGGTCCTGTTGGTGCTTCAGGCGCTACAGGTGCTCAAGGTTTTCAAGGTGCTTCTGGTGTACAAGGCGCTTCAGGTGCTACTGGCCTAATTGGTGCAACCGGTCTAACAGGTGCCACAGGTTCTGCCGGTACTAATGGCGCTTCTGGTGCCACAGGTGCTGATGGTGCAACTGGTCTAACAGGTGCTACTGGTGTTCAAGGTGCTACTGGTGTTCAAGGTGCTTCAGGCGCCACAGGTGCTAATGGTGCTACAGGCCACACAGGTGCTACTGGTGTTCGGGGTGCTTCTGGTGCTACAGGTTCTGATGGTGCTACAGGTTACACAGGTGCTACGGGTATTGGTGGTGCTTCAGGTGCTCGAGGTGATTTATATGCGACAACATCAGGTTCAACATTCACAATTGGTGGATCAGGAAACATTGCATTAACTATTGCTGCTTCTGATCTTTCTTATTCGATTGGTCAAACAATTATTGTTGGATCTGTTGTTTCTCCAGCAAATTGGCAATTAGGTACTGTAGTAAGTTATGTTGGTACAACTCTTACATTTGCTAAAACAACTTATGTTGGTTCTGGTGAATTCAGTAGTTGGACAGTTAACTTAGATGGTGCTCAAGGTGTTCAAGGTGCTTCTGGTGCTGATGGTGTTCAAGGTGCCACAGGTTACACAGGTGCTACCGGCGTACAAGGTGCTTCTGGTTCGACTGGACCACAAGGTGCTTCTGGCGCTACGGGTTCTCAAGGTGATCAAGGCTCTACTGGACCAACAGGTGCTACCGGTATTCAAGGCGCTAGTGGATCGACTGGACCAACAGGCGCTACAGGTTACCAAGGTGCTTCAGGTGCTACCGGTTCACAAGGTGCTTCGGGTTCAACAGGATTAACTGGTGCTACTGGTACCGGTTTAACACAAGATACTGCAGCATTAACAACAACAGTAGGTAATCAAACAATTGATTCGTATGATGCTACTGTATACAGAACTGCCAAGTATATCATTCAAGCTACACATTCAGGTGAAGTACATTCAACAGAAGTTATTGTGACACATAATGGTACTGATGCTTCTGTAACTGAATATGCCACCATGTACTCAACGGATTCATTAATGATTGTATCAGCAAATTACAATACTGGTATTGTTTATGTTAAAGTTACTCCAACATACACAAATACAACTATCGACTTCTTGCGTGAAGCAGTGTTAGCTTAATAAAAAATAAAAACAATAATTTAGGAGACTGCTTGTGTCAACGAATGATATAAAATTTAATGTCAAAAATGGATTGGCGGTTGGCAGTAATGGTGCTGTAGTAATCGATAGTTCTGGTCAATGGGTTAGTGTTCCTGGTGCCACAGGATCTCCTTATGGTGCTACTGGTGCTGTAGGTTCTCAAGGTGTTACTGGTGGCCAAGGCGATACGGGCACTACAGGTACTACTGGTCAAGTTGGTAATCAAGGACTTGTAGGCTCTATTGGTACGACCGGCAATCTTGGCACAACAGGACAAACCGGCAATACTGGCACAACTGGTGGTGTTGGTCTTAATGGTTATGAAGGTCCGATTGGTGCTAATGGAACTCAAGGTGTTACAGGTGTTACAGGTACCAATGGTGTAACTGGTAATCAAGGAGATATAGGTCTAACAGGTACAAATGGTCTAGCTGGTAATATAGGTACATTCGGTGCCACAGGTCCTGCCGGTGATCAAGGATACCAAGGCACTCATGGTGCAAGATATCATACAACTTCAACAACAACTTTAAATTTAACAACAGGCGCTACAGGCGTTACAGTTGTTGATGACTATTTAAATTATTCTGTTGGTCAAACAATTTTATTGGCAACTGCTGGTGGTAAACACATTCATGCTACTGTCACCAACTTTAACTCTGGCACAAAAATATTAGCATTTACTCCAATTGATCATGTTGGTACAGGTACAGGAAGTTCGTGGGAAATTAACCTTGATGGTGCAGAAGGTGCTGCTGGTGCAACTGGTATTACCGGTTACAATGGTGCTACAGGTGCCACAGGTTCTATAGGTACACAAGGTGTCAATGGTGCTCAAGGTACTACTGGTGATATTGGCACACAAGGTACAGTAGGACCTACAGGTGATCAAGGTATACAAGGTGCTTCTGGTGCTCAAGGCCTTACTGGTACTGACGGTACAGGAAAAATAATTACTGTTGGTGGTACACATGTAGGTGCAAACAGTTACACAGGATTCTTTTATAATGAATTGCTTAATGGTTCAGACCCATATGGCGGACAAATAAGTTTATTTGATGTGCAAGTAGGTTGGTTGGCATATGGTCCAGGAGTAAATAATGTTCCTGTTACATCTCTTGATTTTGGTAATAACAACATCACAATTGATTCATCATATAGTCAACAATTTCAAATAGGTGAAAGTTATACTTTTACCGGTGCAAGTATCAGGACTTTAAATAGAGGTTTCAGAGGACCAACAGGTGCCACAGGTATTGCAGGTTCTAATGGCACTCAAGGTGATCAAGGTATACAAGGCGCTTCAGGATCTATTGGTTTAACGGGTGCTACTGGTATCTTTGGTGCTACCGGTCTACAAGGCGGTGATGGTTCAGGTGCACCAGCCGCAACACATTACTTTGGTACTGCTTGGTCTGACATGGCTTTTACTGGAAGTGCTACAGGTGTTCCAGTACCAAAACTAGAGTTTACAAACACCGAACCAATTTATGCTCTCTTAAATGCTTTAAGTATTGGTAGTATTATAACTATTGATTTTACACACGGTACTGGTGGTCAAACATTTCCACAAACAGTAACGATTCAGAGTGGAGTTCAATCTGGCGGTTCATATGCACCGTTTTTCATACAAGTAAGTGCTGAACCAGGTGGAAGTTCAAGTAATTTCTTTGTTTCAAATTCATCAGTATTAGACAATATAGTTTTTACTACAGATGCAACAAATAAAGGTTACACAGGTGCTACTGGTGTTGATGGTGCTCAAGGCGGTGTTGGTAATGCCGGTTATAATGCAGATCAACTAACTACAGGTAATGCTCGTGGTGCATGGGATGCGTACACAACATACTATCCAGGTGATATTGTAGTTACTATTCCGGCCGATTCACACAGATGTATAGCAGAAAATACAGGTTTTTATCCAGATAGTTATCCAGAATATTGGGTGTGGACAGCTTGGGCTGGTGCAAGTGGTGCCACAGGTTATCTAGGTGCTACCGGTGCAGTTGGTACTAACGGCGCTTCAGGTCCTACTGGTGATCAAGGTGATATAGGTACTAATGGTGATCAAGGTATCAATGGTTCTATTGGTACTAACGGCGCTTCAGGTCCAACCGGTGCCAATGGTGATCAAGGTATTAATGGTGATGTAGGTACGAATGGTGCTTCAGGTCCTACAGGTGGAACTGGTACAGATGGTGCCACAGGTTATCATGGCCTACAATTTAAAGCAACTGCCAATGGTAATTTTTCAATATCAGCTGTAGGTACGAATCAGTTAGCAGTTCCTTTCCTTGCTGATCCCGATTCAGGTAACACATTCTACAACTACTCTGTTGGTCAAGGCATTGTTATGTCTAAAGATATCAACAACTATATGTTGGGTGATATTACAGCAACAGACGGAACATATATTGATTTCGTTGTAACTAGATCCGTAGGTACTGCTTCAGGTGTAAGTGGTTGGGTAATTAACCTTGATGGTTCAGTAGGTATCGTTGGTGCTTCTGGCGCTACAGGACATATTGGTGCTACAGGTGTCACAGGTAATAACGGCACACAAGGTGTTGTTGGCGATCAAGGTGCTACTGGTGCTGATGGTGCTCAAGGTTATAAAGGTTCTACAGGTGCTACTGGTGTAACAGGTAATACTGGTGACCAAGGTATCAATGGTGCTCAAGGTACTGTTGGTAATATTGGTAATACCGGTATTATTGGTGACCAAGGTACTCAAGGTATTAATGGTGCTTCAGGTGTTACAGGTATAAAAGGTTTCAGCCTTGTTACCGGTTCAACTGGATTATCTACAACATCATTAACAACAATTGATATGTTTGCTGCTGATGCAATTGGCACTGCTAAGTATCTTGTTCAAGGTGTTGATGGTTCAACCAACGTTCAAGCAACACAAGTTATTCTTACACAAAATAATTCAAGTGTATTTTTAACTGAGTATGCTACACTAAGAACCGGTAGTAAAGTTATGGATGTAACTGCTACAACAGACGGTTCAATCATATCACTCAAAGTAACTCCAACAACTTCAAATACAACATTCTCATTTGTTCGAGAAGATGTTGTTGGTCGTATTGGATAAAATCACCTATGGTTATTGATAAATAACCTATAACAATTCGATTAACCATGGGGAAAATGAACCTTGGCAACGCAAAATAAAAAATTTGTAATAAAAAATGGTCTTGCCGTTGGCGGTGCTAGCGGAATAATTGACATCGTTGATTCTAACGGTACATGGATCGGTGCAACAGGTATATTACATGGCGCCACAGGTCCTGCCGGTTCAAATGGTGCTACTGGCGTTAGTGTTCAAGGTGCTTCAGGTCCCTCTGGTGCTACCGGTATTATACAAAATTGGACACTTAAAACCACAACTTATACGGCTGTTAATAAAGATAGTATTGCAGCAGATACAACAGGTGGTGCTTTTACTATTACTTTGCCGGCAACTCCTTCTGCGGGACATAGTATAACTATTGCCGATAGTGGTCATTCATTCAATACAAATAATTTGACCATTGCTCGTAATGGTTCCACAATTGAAACACAATCACAAGATTTAGTTGTTGATATTGCAAACGTAATTGTATCATTGATTTACGATGGTACTACATGGAAAGTATTTTCGACTGTAGGTATTCAAGGCGCTTCAGGTGCTACAGGTTCAGCAGGAACTAACGGAACAAATGGTGCTACAGGCTCAGCAGGTACTAATGGTGCTACCGGTGCTGCTGGTACTAACGGAACAAATGGTGCTACTGGCGTTAGTGGTGCTACTGGTCCACAAGGTATTCAAGGTGCTTCGGGTGCCACAGGTATTCAAGGTGCTAGTGGTGTTACAGGCTCTGCCGGTGCTACTGGTGCTGGTGTACAAGGTGCTTCAGGTGCCACAGGTATTCAAGGTCCAGCCGGACAATCTTCAAGTTATTATTCTTACAAAGCCAAAACAACATCACAGTCTGGTGATCCCGGTAACGGTTACATTACTTGGAATAATGCAACTATACTTTCAGCTAATACTCTTCAAGTTAGCCATTTAACAAATGACAGCTTTGATATTGATATCTTTTTAACAATAGTAAGTATTGGCGACACTTTAATTATACAAGAAGCAACTGATTCAGCAAGGTTTCAAAAATGGCAAGTTACTGGAACTCCAATAGTATTTACAAATCAACATTATGAATATCCTGTAACACTATTAGATAGTGGTGGTACAGCAATAACTAATAATGATAATTTAATTTTAGCAGTAGTATCTACGCCTGTCGATGGTGCTACTGGTCCTGCCGGTACTAATGGCGCTACCGGTTCTCAAGGTGTTCAAGGTGCTTCGGGCGCTGCAGGTACCAATGGTGCTACTGGCGTTAGTGGTGCTACAGGTACCTCCGGTTCAAATGGAACTAATGGTGCCACAGGTATTCAAGGGGCTAGTGGTGTTGATGGCGCTTCTGGTTTTGTTGGATCAAATGGTGCTACCGGTGCTGCTGGTGCTGCTGGTGCTACAGGTTCAGCCGGTTCAAATGGAACCAATGGTGCAACCGGTCCTACCGGTGCTACTGGTGTTGGTACTTCTGGTGCTACCGGCATTATACAAAATTGGATAGTTAAGACCACAACCTATACAGCTGTTAATAAAGATGCGATTGCTGCAAATACATCTGGTGGTGCGTTTACAATAACTCTTCCTGCCGCACCATCTACTGGAGATTCTGTAACCTTTGCTGATAGTGGTCATTCGTTCAATACAAATAATTTAACTGTTGGTAGAAATGGTTCTACAATCGAATCATCTGCAACAGATTTGGTTCTTGATGTTTCAAATGTATTTGTATCATTAATATATGATGGTACCACATGGAAAGCATTTTCAACCGTAGGTGTCCAAGGTGCTTCAGGAATTTCAGGCGCTTCTGGTTTTGTTGGATCAAATGGTGCTACCGGTGCTGCTGGTGCTACAGGTTCAGCCGGTTCAAATGGAACTAATGGTGCCACGGGTTCTGCTGGTACTAATGGTGCTACTGGTGTTAGTGGTGTTAATGGTGCCACAGGTCCTCAAGGTATTCAAGGTGCTTCTGGTGTAAACGGAACCAATGGAACAAATGGTGCTACAGGTTCAGCCGGTGTAAATGGTGCTTCTGGTTTTGTTGGATCTAATGGTGCAACAGGTGCAGCAGGAACAAACGGCGCTACTGGTGCCACAGGTATTATTGGTGGTGTAGAATCTTTAGGGGCTTCAGGTTCTTATTATCCTGTTCTTGCTGGTTCAACTGGTCCTTTATCTGCTGCTTATCTCAATACAAACTATACATTTAACCCAGGTACAGGAGTATTCTCTACACCATTTGTTAACGCTACGGGTACAATTACTGGTTCACTTACTTCTGGTGCAATTTCTTACGGCACATTAAATTATTCCGATGTTAATTTAATGGCATCATTTGCAAGTTCTGTTAATACATACAACCAAGTTTTATTACAGAACGGAAGTAATGGCACATCAGCATCAGCAAACTTTGTTGTGTCGAATGATTTAGCAACCAACTCAACCAACTATGGTGATTTTGGTATGAACTCATCAGGATTTAATGGTGGTTCTGATTGTGAATTCCATAAAGCAAATACAGTTTATCTAGCAGCGCAATCGGCCGATTTGGCTATTGGTACTTACGGAACAAATAATGTTCACTTTATAGTTAACAATAGTGTTGTTGAGTCTATGACCATCAACGCAAACACTTCTATTCAAGTTAACTCACCACTTAAAGTAACTACAGGTGCTACAGGATTTACCGGTGCTACTGGCGCTGTTGGTGCTCCATCTGCTTACTTTAACAGTTTGTATGTTAATGGTACAGCGGTTACTGGTGGCGCAGGCGGTGCATCAATTACTGATGATACTACTACAAATGCTTCATACTATCCTGCCATGTACTCAGTAACAACTGGTTCACCAGCAACTGTATACACATCAAGCAGTAAAATATATTTTAACCCATCAACTGGTACATTAAACTCCACAATCTATAACTCTTTATCTGATGAGAACAAAAAGAAAAACATTAAGACAATTGGTAATGCTATTGATACAGTAAATCAATTAAATGGTGTTGAGTTTGATTGGAAAGATACTGGTGTAAAATCTTATGGTGTTATTGCTCAAGAGATTGAAAAAGTATTACCAGATTTGGTTACTATGGATGACCAAGGTAATAAATCGGTTAACTATAACGGTTTGTTTGGATTCTTAATTAATGCAATCAAAGAACAACAGAAACAAATAGACGATTTAAAAGGTAAAAATTAAATGGCAATAACATTAAGTACTTTATTAGGATCAATAGCACCGATTGGAGCTACTGGTGTTACTGGTGCAACTGGTCCTAGTTTAGCCAGCGCAAACGGTGATATTATGCCAGTTGTTGCTGGTGTTTCCAACATTGGTTCAGCAAATAATAAATTTAATAGTTTGTACACCAAGACTTTATTTCTTGATGCAAACACGCTATATGTTGATGGCGTTCCAGTTTTAAGTTCTTCTGCTAACAATATTTCGTTTAGTGCGGATCCAAATCAAGGCTTAAGATTTACTACAACTGGTACCGGCAATGTTGTATTGACCTCTAATGCAGGCACGACAATACAGACCACTGGCCAAAACGGTGATGTAGTAGTTCAATCTTCTGGTCAAGGTGGACTAACAAGATTAACTTCAGCCACTCAGGTAACACTCACGGCACCAACAATTGCTGTTGTTGGTAATCAAACTGTTTCTGCCAATTTATCCGTGTCTGGTAACTTTACCGTTGCGGGTAATGTAACATCTGTCGATTCCACAATAACTAACATTAAAGATAATATTATTACCTTGAACAAAGGTGAGACCGGTTCTGGTGTTACACTAAATGTATCGGGTATCGAAGTTGATCGTGGTGATTTGGCTCGCCAGCGTTTAATTTGGAATGAAGCGGTAGGTAAATGGACAGCTGGTCCAACATCATCAGAAGTTGCTTTAGCCACCGAAACTTTTGTTAATACCGGTTTATCGGGTAAAGCTAATACTGATCTCTCTAACGTTGGTACACTACCAGATGCCGTTATTAATCAGATTAGAGGTTACGCAGGTGCTACAGGTGTTCAAGGTGCTTCAGGCTCAGCTGGTGATAATGGTGCTTCCGGTTTTGTTGGTTCTAATGGAGCTACCGGTGCAGCTGGTTCTAATGGTGCTACAGGTTCTGCCGGTACTCAAGGTGCTTCAGGTGTTCAAGGCGCTTCAGGACCAGCAAGTATCAATCAATTCTTATTAATGGGCGCATAAGGAAAACAAATGGCAACAATATATAAAGTCTTAGGACAAATTAATCCAACCGCAAATACAGCAACAACTGTATATACTGTACCCGCTTCGACTAATACAGTTATTAGTACGGTTACAGTATGTAATCAAGCCAATACGGCCGCAGCATTTAGTCTTGCGGTACGACCTGCTGGTGAAGCATTAGTTACTAAACATTATGTAAATTTTAACACTTCTATTCCAGCTAATGATACTCTTGGATTAACTTTAGGTATTACAATGGCAGCTACCGATGTTCTTACTGCCAATGCTAATACATCCACTATAAGTGTTAATGCATTTGGTACTGAGATTAGTTAATGTCATTCAAAACAATAAGCCAAAATCAACTTGGCCAAGCCACCGCTTTAAATAGCCAAACGATTAGAACAGGTACTTCTGGTACTTCTAGTTCCGGTCCAGTAATTACTTCGGTTGTTGTAACCGATAGTGGTTACAGCAATTTAGACGATACAGCAATTGCTACCAGCAATTCATTCATTAAAATTATTGGTAGTGGTTTTACTGCTAATTCAAATGTATTCATTGGTAATATACAAGTGCCTGCAGCCAATGTAACCTTTACAGGTACAACTGAACTCAGAGTTGCGTTACCAAATATTACACTAGGCACAGACAGTACGGTTTCAGTATTCAATTCTACTGGTTCTGGTGGCATTTATGCATCTAGAATACTCTCTAGTGGATTTCCTACAGTTACAACATCTGCCTATTCTTCATCAACACTAACGATTAATACACAATTATTGGCCACAGGAGATGGATCATTAACTTATAGTTTAAAATCGGGTAGTTCTTTGCCAACAGGATTAACATTAAATGCCAATGGTTTAATTTCTGGAACAGCAACTGCTGACCAAACAGCTTCGTTTACTGTATTGGTTAATGATTCACAAAATCAAACTACACAACAAGATATTACATTATTAATTAGTACCATAGATGCCTATTTTAATAATACAACATTATTAGTACAAGCGGATAATGCCGCTAATAATTCAACTAATGGTTCTGCTTTAGATTCTTCAAACAACTATAATGTTGTAGCTTCAGGAGGAACACCTATACAAGGAAGTATAAATCCATTTGGTCAAGGTTGGAGTAATTCTTTTAATGGAACAAATCAGTATATAAGCGCATCAGCAAATACAGCATTTGCTCTTTCAGGAGATTTTACAGTTGAATTTTGGGTGTATCCAACAACATTTAATCAATATGGATGTTTGGTAGATACACGGTCAGGCAGTGCCAATGCTACTGGATTTTATATAAGGTCACAAAGTTCATATACTTCTGGACAATGGCAAGTATCTAATGGTACGGCTTCGTTTAACATAAATGCATCAACTAATTTAACGGTTAATACTTGGCAACATACAGCTTTAGTAAGGTCTGGATCAACATTAACTTTGTATTTAAATGGAATTAGTGTAGGAACCACAACGACATCACAAAATTTTTCAGATGGTGCATTACGAATATGTAATGCTATTGACAATTATTATTTTCCTGGTTATATTAGCAATTTTCGTATTCTTAAAGGTACTGCACTTTACACCACAACATTTACTCCATCTACCACACCTTTAACTGCAATTGCTAATACGTCATTGTTAACGTGCCAATCAAATAGAATTAAGGATGAATCAACCAATGCGTTTACTATAACACCAACAAATTCACCAACCGCTGAAAGATTTAATCCTTTTGATGTTAATGCAAATTCATATACAACTCAAGCCAATACTATGATTGGTTCAACTTATGTTGGTAGCGGTTATCATTATTTTGGCCATAGCGGATTTGGCTCAGGAGATTTTAGTGTAGAATTTTGGACATATGTAACCGCATCTGGTGGATCTTTATTCAACAACTATGTACAATATTCTCCAGGTGACAACGGAATGTACATACTTTATGATGGATCCGGTAGTCGTTTTAATGCTTATGTAAAAAGAGATAATAGTTATGATTCAGGTAATTTATATGCTGGAACTGGTTTAAGTTTAAATACATGGTATCATGTAGTTCTTTGTAGAACTTCTGGAACTCTTTCGTTATTTGTAAATGGTGTTAGAGGATCGACTGTCGCTTCTTATGTTCAAACTTTTACTCAAACACAATCTGGTATAGGTAACAACGGAAGTGGTACTAGTTATCAAGGTAATAGCCAATGTGCTGGCGCTTATCTTTCCAATTTTAGAATAATGGCCGGAACAAGTGCATATAATGCAGCAAATAGTTCCTTTACTGTTCCTACAACACCATTAACTGCCGTAGCTAATACATTATTTTTAGCTTATCAAACTTCTCAAGGTGAATCTAGCAGAACCGTTACAACAAGCGGTACTGTTACAGCATCAAAGCGTGCACCACCAACATTGTATCCAGCGGTTACTGATACATCTACTGCTAATACAATTTATAGTGGTTCGTATTTTTTAAATGGCACAACTGATTATTTAAGTATTCCTTCTAATTCTCAAACAGCATTTCAATCAAACAACTTCACAGTAGAAGGTTGGTTTTATTTTGCAAATGGATCTGTAAGTGTAAATAGCGTTATTACAACAAATTATACTTCATTTAGTGCTGGTTCTAATTCTATATATTTTGGGAAACATAGTAGTTATTCTGGTGTTGTGACATTTTGGTGTTCAAATTATTCTGCTGCTGGACCATTATTAACTGATCCAACTTTACCTCCAACCAATCAATGGACACACTATGCTATAGTAAGAAATGGTAGCACATTTACGATGTATAGAAATGGTTCATCTGTTGTGACTGGTACTTATGCAGGCTCAATAACTGCAGCAACAAATGCTCTTTGGATCGGTACGGATGGCTCTTCACCTGGTAGTATTCTTTTTAGTGGTTATATATCTAATTTCCGAATCGTAAATGGTACTGCTGTTTATACTTCCAACTTTACTCCTAGTACAACACCATTACAACAAATAGCTAATACCTCTTTATTATTATCCGGAACCAATGCTGGTATCTATGATCAAACATTACAAAATAATATTCGAGGCTCTGGTGCAATTGTAAGCACCGATGTCTACAAGTATGGCACAGGCAGTATGTCCTTTAATGGGTCAAGCAGTTTTTTACAAGTTGGTACCACACCAGGTCCACTAACACCACTACTTACGGCTGGTGCCGTTTTGACAATTGAAGCTTGGGTATATCCTACAGTTCTGAGAGCTCAAAGCGTATTGCCATTGTTTCCGTCAATAATTGGTTTAGGTGGAACATATATGAATTTTGGTGTTAATAATGGCGTGCCAACACTTTATTGGTGGACAGGTTCACCAAACACTATTACTTCCAGCATTTCAATTACTGCAAATGCATGGAGTCATATTGCTTTAGTATTCAATGGTACAGGTTCTAATAACACAAAAATTTATGTTAATGGAGTATTGGGAGCAACCGGAACATTTACAAATATTAGTTGGGCTTCAGGATCCAGCGGTAATGATTTTTGTATTGGCAGAGAAACTCAAGGTGGCACTTCATATTGGCCAGGTTACATAGATGATCTTCGTATCACCAGATCAGCAAGATATACTGCCAATTTTACTCCAAGTACTGTTGCCTTTAACAGTAAATCACGGTCAAATTAAACGCAACGAATAAATAGAAGTATTAAAAGGTAAAATCAAATGACATTATTAAGTAACCTATTAGGACCCACAGTTGCAAGTAGCGGCGGGCCAACTTTTTCTGCTTATGTTAGTGGAACCTTTAGTGGTACTAATAACACTTACACAAAAATTCCTTTTAATACGGAAACATTGGATACACATAATTGTTTTGATTCAACTACAAATTATCGTTTTACTCCAACTGTAGCTGGACATTATCAAATACAAGGCTCTGTATATATTAATCCTGTTAACGCTACATCTGGTTTCACTTTGTCTGTTTATAAAAACGGTTCTGAATTTCAGCAGATACATCGTGAACAGTTTGCATATTATTTTAATCAAACAGCAAAAGGCAGTACAGTTGTATATTGCAACGGATCAACAGATTACATAGAATTATATATTTGGCACAATGGAGGATCAACTCATACTTTTGGAGCCAGTTCTGCTTTGTCTACTTGGTTTAGTGGCACAATGATAAGGAGTGCATAATGACGTTATACGAAAAACTTGTGGCAATTTATCCTGAGTTAACTGATTTAGATTTTTCAACTGTAATTGCTTTACAAAACGATTCGAATGGTAATGGTGATTACATTGCTAAATGGGAACATCCTACATTAGCTAGACCTACCACAGAACAATTAACATAACGTTTTGGTGCAGATATAAATATAAGTATACTACATTATTAATTGAGGAGTAATTATGTCAAAGGTGAAGTTTCATACAGTTGACCAGCCGGACTCAGATACAACCACATTTGTATTATCATGTGACCGGCTGGATGTCTTAGAAAAAACCCTAGAATCTTTTTATAATACCAGAGATTACGTTACCAAAATGGTAATCGTGGATGATTCGGCTAAACCCGGTATCTTTGAATCTCTTGTTGAAAAATTTGGTGACACCTGTGATGTGATTTGTTTTCCACGGAATCGTTCACAATGGTGGGCAATGGATTTTATGGTATCATACTGTGATTCAGATTATATTTTCTACCTTGAAGATGATTGGGAACTTACACAACCAGGATATCTAAACAAATCAAAACAGATTTTACAAAAGTACCGTGAAGTAGGTGTGGTAGATATATCATGGAGAACTTTTGAGTGGCAAGGCATCGACTCATACGAAAAGAAATTGATTGATGATACATTCTTTTGGAAAAAACCATGGAAGATTACTGACCATCATGTAGCATGGCATGCTTGGTGTGGTTCTCCTAATCTCAGAAGGCGTGATGACCTTATCATGTTAGGTCGTGTGGAGAAATGGCATAACGAATGGAACATTGACCGTAAGTTTACTGCCTTAGGATTTAAAGGTGTATATTTGAATGGTGAATATGCCAGACATTTAGGTGACCATTGTTCTAAGATGGCAGGTCAACGACCAGATGATACTAAAGTTCCATATGATTTTTATCCAAAAGAATTGATGGCCAATCGTAGAGCACCACTAATTAACTTTAGAGAAATGGATTCTATCTATGAGTATCCAGCCGATGTAACTTTGGTTACCATGGCATTAGATATTAATAGAGTCGACCGTAACTTTGAAGAACACTACATCAAAGGACTAGATAAATTATTATCTGTTCGTAATCCATTGGTAGTGTATGCTGATAAAAAATACCATGATTATATTGTTAGAAGGCGTAGAGAGTTAAGTATTGCCACTTCAAACAATCAGGTTCAAGTAAGAGAGATTGACCTTGAAACTTTAAAGAACCACAGATACTACAGTAGAGTTCAAAATATTATTTCTACTGATAAATTTAAAACTCAGGCACAATGGATTGATGGATCAGTATTAGTATCACCACATTATATACCATTGACACTCATTAAGAATGATTACTTACAGACCATTGCTGGACAAAATCCATTTGGTTCTAAACGATTCTATTGGATTGATGCCGGATTTACCAACAGTTTTAATGTAACAGAACCTATTGGTACATATGACTTTTTAAGAATCTCTAAAGATAACTTCTTTTTAACGTCATATAAATATAATGCCGACACAGAGATTCATGGTTACGATATTAATAAAATGACTGAGATGATTGGTAGAAGGCCAGAATATGTTTGTCGTGCTACATTATTTGGTGGTACATATAATCAGATTGTGAATTTTAACAATAAGTATTTTGATTATGTGGAAAAGTCTTTAGCTAATGGTGTAATAGGTACAGAAGAAGCTATATTTACTATTGTTGAAATGAAACATCCAGAATTGGTGACAAGGTTTGCAATGAATAACGGTGATATTAAAAATTATTTAAATGTAATTAGGAAGGATGCCTAATGTCATCTTTGAGTTTTGCTCTATTCACATCCAATCAACTTGCAGGTGCAGACTTCACTTTAAGCACCGTTCGCAAATTCTATCCCGATACTTATGTTTGTATTCTACCAGATGTTAATGATGGTTATACGGACTTGGCTCACAAGTATAACGCCGAATGTTTTTATCCAATTAATAAATTAGGTTACCCATCACAACCATTTGGTTGGAGAAAAAAAAGTGTTATAGATTTTCTTGAAAGATTACACATTGCTTGTCTACGGTGTAACTCTACACACATCATGTATACTGAAGAAGATGTAGTCATATTTAAACCATTGAATATACCAGATGATGCAGAACTTATTGGATTTAAAACTTGTTATCCAGATGGTTCAAAGTTCCCTAATGGATTCCCCGATGAGTTTATGAGAATCATTGAAGAGTTCTCTGGTGTTAAACCTAATGTAACTTCTTATGGTGCTCAAGGTGGTTGTGTACTTAAAGTGGATACCTTTGTTAATAACTTTCAAAGAATTAAAAAATTCATATCTGAAAATTTAGATTACATTCAAGACAACATCTACCCTACTGCTGGTTGGATTGATTGTTTTTTAACATGGTTCTATCTACTCTGTGGAAAGAAATATATATTTAATCCAAACTACATGGAAGTATTTGATAGAAATTTTGAATATTCTCAGGCGGCACCACAGTATGAAATTGCCACACATTATAAAAAACATTACAAATAAAGGAAAATAATTATGTTTGATTTGAAAAAATATTGGCGTCCATTGGATGTTGTTAAGAGTGACCCTACATGGAATCAAGGATCTCTGGCATCTTCTGCCGAATTTGTAGGCATGGTTAAAACTCTTGGTGATAATATTACTGCTGCGGAAGTAGGTATTGCATTCGGATTAAACATTATGTATATGATGGATAAATGTCCCAATATTAAAAAGTATTATGCTATTGATCCACACGAAGCGTATCAAGATTGGGGTCCTAATGTACCTTATGGTAATATGGAACATGACATGATGGTTAAGGTTGGCCAAAAATTTCTAGAAAATTTAGATGCCTATGATAAAAAAGACCTTATTGAATTCTTTAAGAAAACATCTGATGATGCTAAAGATTTAATACCAGATAACTCTATTGACTTTATGTTTATCGATGCCAATCACAGTACCGAATCTGTAAGGCAGGACTGCCATAACTATTATAGTAAGATGAAGAAGGGTGGCATTTTTGCTGGCCATGATATGGATGCCATCTCAGTACAAAATGGAGTACATCAATTTGTGGATGAAATGGGTATACCAAGAAACAGAGTAATTACAGTTAGCCATCCGTATACACCACCATGCTGGATGATAAGAGTACTGTAAAAAATTTATAATTAATTGGAGAGTATATAATGAGGTTTCATATCCTAGGTTTGCCACACACAGTAACATCAAAAGAGTATGTAGCCTGTGCCTACACACAAAAAGTTTGGAAGTTTGGTAAGATGATGACGGCTCGAGGTCATGAAGTAATTCATTATGGCCACGAAGAATCAGATGTGATTTGTACAGAACATGTACCAGTTACTAATAATAAAGACCTTGAAATTGCCTATGGTTCACATGATTGGCGTAAGAACTTCTTTAAGTTTGCCACAGATGACCATGCCTATCAGACCTTCTATAAGAATGCCATTCGTGAGGTAGGTAAGCGTAAGCAACCTAATGATTTTATTCTGCCATTTTGGGGATCAGGTACTCGACCAGTTTGTGATGCACATCCAGATTTAATCTGTGTAGAACCAGGAATTGGCTATGCTGGTGGTCATTGGTCTAGGTTTAAAATCTTTGAATCATATGCCATCATGCACGCCTATTATGGATTAGAAGCCGTTGGTACTTGTAAGAACAACTTCTATGATGTGGTGATTCCAAACTACTTTGATCCTGAGGACTTTACCTATGCACCAGAAACCAAAGAAGATTATTTCCTATTTTTAGGTCGTGTCTATGAAGGTAAAGGTATTCATATTGCCATTCAAATGACCGAGAAGATTGGTGCCAAACTCAAAGTGGCTGGTCAGAACAACCTTGAGGCCTGTGGCTATAAAGAGATACCAAAACATGTAGAATTCATTGGTTATGCTGACGTGGAGAAGCGTAGAGAACTCATGAGTAAAGCCAAGGCATCTATCGTGGCCTCCATGTATGTCGAACCATTTGGTGGTGTACAGATTGAGAACTTATTTTCTGGTACTCCTACGATTACAACCGATTGGGGTTCATTTACAGAGAACAATCTCAATGGTATTACTGGTTATCGGTGCCGTACCATGGAAGAATTCGTATGGGCTGGTCGTAACATCGACAAAATTAAGCCTCAGGACTGTAGGGATTGGGCTATGAATTTCTCATTGGATAAAGTGGCATTAATGTATGAAGAATACTTCCAAGCCGTATTGAATATCCACGGAAAACAAGGTTGGTACGAACCTAATGATGACCG